GGATCTTTATACGAAGTCTCCAGGAGAAGATCTAGGGGTTCCTGATAGAGTTTATCAAGCACCTTCTGGCGATGTTTATCCAAACAGCCCTGGAAGGGATTTGGGGGTTCCTAATAGATTTTACGGATCTCCAAACGGTGATGCATATCCTAAAGTTATTGGTGATGATCTCGGGGTTCCTGATAGAGTTTATCAAGCACCTTCTGGCGATGTTTATCCAAACAGTCCAGGTAGTGATCTATCACTTCCAAATAGATTCTACGGATCTCCTGGAGGAGATGTATACCCTAAAGTTCCTGGCGACGATCTTGGTTCTCCTGAGAGAATTTATCCTAAGACTACTGGTGACTCCTATCCAAATAATCCAGGGAATGATCTAGGTGTTCCTAATAGATTATATAGCCAGCCCTCTGGAGACGTATACCCTAAAGTTCCTGGCGAAGATCTTGGGGTTCCTGATAGAATTTACCCAAGAACATCTGGAGATGTTTATTCAGATAGCCCGGGAAGAGATTTGGGCGTTCCGAATAGACTATATGGTGGACCAGAAGGCGATGCTTATCCTAAAAACCCAGGTGAAGATTTAGGTGTTCCTGATAGAGTTTACCCGACCACATCCGGTGATGTCTATCCGAACAGTCAAGGAAAGGCCCTTGGTTTGCCTAACAGATTTTACGAATCCCCTGATGGCGACGTCTATTCTAAAGTTCCAGGTGATGATCTTGGTGCTCCAAATAGAGTTTATCCAAGAACTCAGGGCGACGTTTATCCTGATAGTCAAGGAAAGGCTCTTGGGGTTCCTAACAGATTTTACGAATCACCTTTCGGAGACGAGTACTCTAAATCTCCTGGTAAGGATCTAGGAGTCCCTGGTAGAATTTATCCGAATATTTTCGGAGATGTGTATCCAAATTCTCCTGGGGATGATTTAGGACTACCCTCTAGAGCGTATCCTTCGTCTACTGGTGATGTTTATTCTAAAGTTCCTGGAAATGATCTTGGAGTTCCTGATAGAGTATATGGTAAAACTTCAGGAGATGTTTACCCAGAAAATCCAGGGAAAGACTTAGGACTACCATCTAGAACCTATACTCAATCAACAGGGGATGAGTATCCTAGAGTCACTGATAACAATACTGGATCGCCTCTTGAAAGTGTGTATTTCAGAACACCAGTTGACGTTTACCCAGAAACCCCCGGCAAAAATTTAGGAGTTCCAAATAGAGCATACCCTCCGTCTTCAGGAGACGAGTACCCTAAAGTTCCTGGAAATGATCTTGGAGTTCCTGATAGAGTATATCCAGGAACGCCAGGCGATATTTATCCAGAAACCCCAGGTAAAGATTTAGGAAACCCTGATAGGGTTTATAAATCACCATATGGAAATGAATATCCTAAATCCAATGTTGATGGTACAATATCTCCAGAAAAAGTATATGATAAAATCTCAGGTGACTTTTATCTAGAAACACCAGGTAAAGATTTAGGTGTTCCTAGTAGATTTTACGGATCTCCCGGTGGAGATGTATATCCTAAAGTTCCTGGCGATGATCTTGGAGTTCCTGATAGGGTATATCCTAAAACTTCTGGCGATGCTTATCCAAATAGAACAGAAAAGGATTTAGAGATCCCGAATAGATTTTATGAAACCCCCGGTATAGACTCATATCCTAAAGTTCCTGGTGATGATCTCGGTGTTCCTGATAGGGTATATTCTAAAACTTTTGGTGATGTTTATCCAGGATCACCAGGAAATGATCTATCGGTTCCTAATAGAGTTTATAAATCTCCAGAGGGTTATGAATATCCTAATGTTCCTGGTGATGCTCTTGGAGATCCTAATAGCGTATACCCTAAAACTTTTGGTGATGTTTACCCAGAAACCCCGGGTAAAAATTTAGGTGTTCCTAATAGAGTTTATAAATCTCCAGAGGGTGATGAATATCCTAATGTTCCTGGAGAAGATCTAGGATCTCCTGATAGGGTATATTCTAAAACAACTGGGGATGTTTATCAGGATAGCCCAGGAAAAGATCTAGGATTACCTTCCAGAGCTTATCCCGGAATAAATGAAAAAGTGTATCCTGAATCGAGAGGAGGAAATTCTGATCCTATTGAAAGCGTGTATTCCAGAACACCAGGAGACGTTTATACAAATATTCCAGGAAAAGATCTGGGATTACCTGATAGAGCTTATCCAGGAATAAACGAAAGGGCATACCCTAAAAATACAGAAGAAGGTTTTGATAAATTTAAAAGCGTGTATTCCAATATACAAAACTCAGATGTATATCCAACACATCCAGGGAAAGATCTCGGAAAAGAGAAGTCTAATTATGGGGCAGGTACAGATTTAAACCAGCAAGAAATTTTTGGTAGTATTTATAGAAATTCAAATCCAATAATGGATTCAAATACATCCAGTCTCGGAGCGGGAAGCTATGGTTCTACTTACAAGAATGAATACGACAGCAATTCACTAAATACCCCTGGTGTTTACGATCAAAAATTATATTCGGATCCAGCTAAGGGATTAGGATCTAATCCGGTATATTCACAGCAGAGACCTGATCTTGATATGGGCAACCCTTTAAATACTTTTAATAACGAGCCTCCAGGGACAGTGTATCCTCCAACGCCTTCTATCTCTTCATCCAGAGTAAGAGGTGATCTTGGAAGGGATTATCCGCCAGTATCTGGAGATTTTTTAATGGAACCCCCAATAAATTTAGGGAATCTAAAACCACCTGATAAATATAATATTAGCACAGGAGGACTTAATACTCCTAAATCTAAATTTGAATAAAAATGCCAAGTGAAAAAACATACCTGGGTTCAGTTGTAGATAACAAGGACCCGCTTTATGAGGGAAGAGCCAGAGTGAGAGTCTTCGGAGTTCTTGATGATATTCCTGTTGAAGATCTTCCTTGGGCAGAGCAAATCTCTGGTCTTTCTTTTGGTGGAAATGGCGGAGGGGGTAACCTTTCTATACCTAGAATTGGAGCTGTGGTTGGTGTACATTTTGAGGAGAATAATTATTATAAAATGAACTATCAATCGATTAAGGAGATCTCTGATGATCTTTTATCTGAGCTCAAAGATGATAATTCTTATGAGGGTACGCAATCACTTATATACGATTCTGAAGCTCGACCTGGTCCACTTAAAATGATCTATACACGTAGGAAGGGATTGGTATTTCAATTAGGGGAGGCAACAATACAACTAGATACTCAAAACGCAAAAGATGGATCTGAAAATCTTAGGATTGTTCTGAAAATGAACGACGATGAAATCCGCATGGAGAGGAAGAACGGAAAACAAACAGTTATTGTTAATAGCTCTAGCATAGAGCTTGGAGAAAATGCAATCGAGAGGTTAGTCCTTGGAGATTCTTTTATGAAGCTTTTTAATTCACACACTCATAAAACTGAAACTGGAGAAACTGAATCTCCTTCTCAAAAAATGGAAATAATTGCTCACCTTAGTAGAGTTTCCAAATCTAAATAATCTTATTTCACTTAAAGGAACTTAAGATTTGATATATACTATAACTAAATAATTTATCACTAAACCTTTAAAAACAAAACGAATGAGTTTTAATCTAGCAGAAGATTTCGATTGGACGCTACCAAACAAAAGAGCGGTTAATGCAAAAATTAAAGCCCCAGAGGGGTCAAGAGTTTATTCCCATGAAAAGTATGCTCAAGATTTGAGCAATTTATACTTTAGTGGGGTTTCTTATGAATTTGATAAAATAGGGAAAGACCTTAAAGATGGTGAGGTTTATCCATGTAAAATCACAAACATGAACGAGACTGAAGCATTGGCTCAGACTTCGGCAGGCCAGACGATTTATATAGACCTAAGAAAAGAGAGAAGAGATGCCGCTAAATTAAATTTAGAGGAGATAGACTTTCAAGTTGGAGCGGAATTTAAAGCTAGTGTTAGAAAAGTAGGAAGCAGCTATTTTGGCTCCGTTATTGATTTCTATATGCATAGTATCAGAGACGAATTCTTTGCACAAATCAAAGAAGGATCTCATGCATACAGAGCTAAAATAGAAAGTATAAATAAAGGTGGCTATATCGCAAGCATTTCAGGAATAAAATGTTTCCTTCCTGGATCATTAGCTGCGGCAAACAGAATTACAGATTTTGAGTCTTATATAGGAAAGGAACTTCCTGTTATGATCGAAGGTTATGTTGACGCAAAAGACATCTTTATTATCTCTTATAAGAAATACTTAAATAAGATCATGGATTCTAAAATACAGGAGCTTGATCTTACTAAAAAATATAAAGGATTCGTTACAGGAACCAGCGACTTTGGAGTATTCGTAGAATGGGAAGAAGTTTACACTGGTCTAATCCATAAAACTGAATTTGAAAATGATTCTAGAGTTACCTCGTTTATACCTGGTGATGAAATAGAATTCTATATCAAAGAGATAAAGGAAAATAACAGATTAACTCTAACTTTAGAAAAACCACTAGAGAAGAATGTAATCCTACAAGAGCTTGAGACAAAGATAAAAGACGGAGACTGCGAGTCATTTGAGGCTAGAATTAAGCACTTAAGAAAAAATGGAATTCTTGTTGAATTAATAGCTCTTGGTCTTATGGCACTAATACCTCAAGATAGAGTCGGTAAGAATAACAGAGGATTCAAACCTGGTGATTCCCTGACAGTTTCACTTTATGAAGTTGAGGTCAATGCAGGAAAAATATTTGCAGAACCAGTAAATGAGTAACGAAAGAACCCATTTTGATAAATTGTATGCACTCAGTTCCGCCGAAATTGGATTTGAATTTGAGTTCTATACAAATATGCTTAAGGGTAAAGCTTCCGAATCCCTAGGAAAACTTCTAAACAAAAAAGTTATAGTTTCAGAAAAGTATCACTCTAATATTTCTGTTAGCGGTAGTACTTTTAAACTCGAACCTGATTATTCTGGAGGTGGCAAAATGGTTGAATTTATAACCGGGCCACTTCCTTATAATGAGGCTATTCCTATAATGATCAAAACATTAAAGTGGATAGACGAAAACGGGTGGACCAACGATAGATGCGCTTTTCAGTTTTCAGTTAGCTTTGATAAATCTAGAAGGGATATTAAGGATAGAATGGAAACCTTAGATAGACTTAAATTTATTTTAGGTTTAGATGAAAACAAGATATACGACAAATTCGGAACAAGGATAAAAAATGTTTATGCTAAATCCATAAAGAGAATAGTTCCTAGAAATCGTTTCGCTATGTTAGAAAATATAACTAGCATAGATCCTAAGATGTACAAAATTCCTGATGACAAATACTACGGAGTAAATTTCACTAAACTTTCTAAAGGGTATCTTGAATTTAGATATCTTGGGAATCGCGATTATCAGAAGAAAATAAAGGAGATAAGAGAGGTTGTTGATTATGTCTTATTATATCTATATGATATTCTTAGCCGTAGAATAAACGGTTACACTAAAGATGATTTGGCTAAGTTACAGAATATGATGAAGGATTACACTAAGGTTGTTAAATCCTTTAATAATCCAAACTTCTTCTTTAAAAATTATCCTGACTTCCATATATTTATAGATCTTAAGGGATGGGAAGAAAATGTTACTACATATTTCCCGGTAATCAGAGATAAACTATTTGAACTTATTGTTGAGGGAAACGTAACCTCTGGTTTTTTCAATTATGACACAACCACGGGCAAATATCAACTTAAAGATTCCAGAAGCAGAGAAGCGGTTTTAATTGACGGAATGGATTTAATTCTTTGCGATATTAAAAATGGGATTTTGAAAAATTGCAACATTCATAATTGTGAGATAAAGAAATCCTCTTTAGAAGATTGTAACGTAGTTGGAGGATCTAAGATCTTCTCAAGCAAAGTTAAATCATCTATAGTAGAATTCACAAACGAATTAAAAGATTGTTTTATAGATTGCGAAAAAAAGAACATCAATTGTAAAATAATTGGTGGGGTTTTTAGAGCTGGAACCCTTGGTGAAAATTCTGAGGTTAGCAAAGAAACCTATAAAGTTAAAGGGTGGGATGAAATCAGAAACAATAGATTCGTAACCGATAGTAGGCTAAAAGATCTTAATGATCAGTTTGCTGTTTCGAGATTCGGAAATATGAATTACTAAAATAACCCTAAGAAAATGATATTAGATGGTTTAATTCAGGAAATAGAAGACGCGCTATCCTTTAGCTGTGCTCTCCCATATAACCTAAACAAACAAGAGGTTGAAAGAATTATAGGACGTGCTAAGTCATGGTTTAGAGACAATTACCAGTATGCTGTGGAGGATAGAGTTTTTATTCTTAAAAATGCAATATTTCAACATAAAGAATTTAGAGCAACCAGACAAATTAAATTGCCTGAGTCTATCGTGACTGTTTATGATGTAAGGGAAGTTGGAGGATCAGGAATTTCAGGAAATCCGGATAGAGATTTTAGCGACTCTAAACTTTTAGGATCTGAACTTTTACTTTCTCCTTTTGTTGGAGATAATCTAGTTTATAGAACGGTAATGTACTCCTATTTTGATTTATCTAGAGCTTACCTTCTAAATACTTTTGCATTTAAATGGAACAAGAACACAAAGAACTTAACCATCCTGGGTAGGGATCCATCAAGATCTGGTAAGGGTGGAACATCCGCTAATTCAAATGGACAGCTAGCTCAGGGATTTGGGGTAGGTGGGGTTGACGTAGCAGTTAGATGCTTTGTTGCTATAAATGACGAAGACCTTTTTAAAGATGAATTGTTTGTTAGATACTGTATAGCTAAATCTAAGATAGCGTTAGCTAATATGCTTTCCGTGTTTAACTATAATCTTCCTGGTGGAATACAAGTAAATTCTGGTGATATAAAAGCTACGGGTGAAGCGGAGCTTCAGGAGGTTATGGAAATGATTAATGGTGAGAATACACCTAGCTATTTCTTGCAGTGGAATTAAAGAATACCGAAAAAATATCCAAAGACCCCGGAATTTCCGGGGTTTTTTATTTGTTGTGGCTCTTATGAAATTGAGATATATAATATCAGTATTAGCATTTAAGTATGAAAGAACTTTACAATAGGGATCCACAAGACCCAAAATATAATCCATATCAGATAGAGACGACAGATCCTGTAGAGATTTGTACTGGCCAATTGAAGATGTTGCTTCTAACAAACAAAGGTGAAGTGTTAGGAGATCCTAGATTTGGACTAAATCTGGAGGATCTTATCTTTAATCTTAATGTATCAGAATCAGGTCTTAAGAATGAACTTGATACTTTTTTAACGACCTACATTCCTCTTTTTTCAACACTTGGCGGAAGTTACGATCTCAATTTTTTTCAAGGAACTCAAAGAGACGTAGCAACTTTAGATTTTATGCTCCCTTCTGATGGAGGATTAAGTCCAACAATAACTTTAAGAATAACATAATTTAGAAAATGAATATTTTTAAGAAAAATAACATCCTGATTAACGGACTCTTAACTGACACCTTTAATTTTCTACAGGATACTTATAACCAGACCGTAAATTTGTTCACAGTTGCTTCTGCATGGGGACAAATTTTGTTTGTCGTTCAGAATCTATCGCAAATGATATTATACTTTATCGAGGATTCTATTACGGAGCTAAATATAGAAAATGCTACAAGGGATTATTCAGTAAGAAGCTTGGCTAGAATTTCTGGATATGATCCGGGAAGATCGACATCGGCTCAGGGTGAAGTTTTTGTTTCCTGGAACACATTACAGTCTGATGTTGGAGGGGGATGTATCATTCTAAGTAACCACACACAAATAAGATGTCAAGAGAACGGTAGAACTTACTCGCTCGTTCTAGGAGCTCAGAAATTAACAATTCCGCTTACAGGAGGAACTAATCCAATTAGATGTAAAATAGTTCAGGGTGTATTTAATTCTTTTACAGTTACAGGAACAGGTCTTTCTCTACAGAGCTTTAGTATTCCTATACAATCCGCTTCATTTGTAGATCAATTTTATGTTGATGTTTATGTTAATGAGGAAAAATGGAAAAGATACGATTCTCTTTATGACATCCCTCTAAACAAAAAGGGATATCTCGTCAAGAGTGGAATTCAGGAAGGCATAGATATTTATTTCGGTAATTCTAATTTTGGAATGGTTCCCCAGAAGGGATCTAAAATAAGAATAGAATACCTTCAAAATGTAGGAACAGGAGGTAATGTTGCATCCACTAAAGATAATCCAATAAGTTATAAATTCAACCAAACAGGCACAGATCTTTTTGGTAAAGAAGTGGATCTTGGAAATTATTTAGATATTAAACAAAGTATAGATCCGATGTTTGGAACAAATCCAGACTCTACCAATTTAATAAGACTGGTTGCTCCTAAAGTTAGTAGATCGTTTGTTTTTGCAAATGCCCAAAATTATGAGATCTTTCTAGATAAACTTGGTATATTTTCTCAAATACAAGCATTCTCTACTTTTGACGACGATTACTTGGACGATGATAATGTTGTTTATCTTTATTTGATACCTAATATTACACTTAACATCTCGTCTAATCAAGATTATTTCAGTGTTCCTGTTGAAGATTTTCTATTAACAGAACCACAGAAAAAAATGATAGTTAAACTTATTCAGGATTCAGGATCTATGATAGCTACAACGGTAATACAAATAGTTGATCCTGTAATATCTAGATATGTTACGAATGTTGTTTTTACTATTTTTGAAGGGTATGATCCAGAATCAGTAAAGAAAGAAATTAGGAAAAGAATATCTACGTATATGCTAAATACGACAAGAAGGGATTATATTCCTAAATCCGATTTGATAGCTATAGTTGAATCTATAGATGGTGTCGATTCAGTCAATCTCTACTTTGTTGGTCAAAAGAACGAGGAGAATCAGTCAAAGATGAAGGATCTTACAAATATATCCGATCAACAAATGTCGCAGTTGTTAGGACTTAATGATTTCGGAGATATAGTTATAGGTAGAAATGAGCTTGTAGTTTTAAGAGGTGGTTGGACAGATAGAAACGGTATAACTTATACGGAGGGTATAGTAGAAGGAAAACCAGGACCATTAAATATGAGTGTATCTTCTACTACTAAGAAAGATTACAGAGCGGAATTAAATGCTAACACCAAGGCTCAAATTACAAAATCTTCTAACTAAGAATGGCAGAAAAAGAATACTCCCCGTTTTTCCCCGATCCCGATAAAGGGATAAACTATACTCAGGTAGGGATAAAGCCTCAGACATCATCATCAACTTTCTATAATTCTAGAGATATTTATGATACACAAGATCTGGCAGAATCTAGAGCCTATAATATAGGATGCTCTGGGTACAGATTAATTTTAGCAAATAGTAAAGAGTATAAATTTGCACCTTGTTCGGATAGTAAAGATTATCGCAAATTGATGAAAGAACTTCCTAAAATTCCAATGGAAAGGCATTGGTATGAATATGATCCAACCCAGAATATTTATGATATAAGGGATAGCGTAAATGATAACGTTCAGGAGGGATTTATCTATAAGGAACAGATTTTAAAAAGAACTCTTTCAAGTGTAATATACAAAGATCCCATTAAAGAGGGAATACTTCATTACTTTGATATGGTGATATATGGATTAGTAGAAAGTACAAAACAAATTAAAAACTTTTTTAACTACACAGTTAAAAAAAATAACAGAAGAGTATTTTAAGATATGTCTAATTTTTTTTATAGAAGGCTTAACTTTTTTAATAAACACGGGGATCCCCTGAATTTTGATTATGTTGGCCCGACTGGACCAACCCCACTTGACTCTAAATTCACTTTTAGAAGTTCTTCTGGATCTTCGAGTGTTGGTGAATTTGATGTGGATCTTCTTGATTCCGATCCAGCATCTTTAACATTTAATCTTAATGATTTAAATGGGTTTAATATATCTGATTGGGCTAAAGAGATTTTTGACTTTCTGTTAAAAGGAGCGGACGTTTATCTATATGGTAGAATTGCTGGACAACAAGAATTCAAAGGTAAAATATCATCAATTTCAACTAATGTTGGAACGTATACTGTTAACTTTTATCCTGGGCAAGTTTCAGGTCAGAAGACAATAAGTCAAGGATATCAAGTTTATTTTAAAACATCCTACGAGTACAGACCAGGCGGATATTTTAAGGGAAGCATTTATTTTGATCCAGTTTCTTCTGGACTCTATGAGAATGAGCAAATTTTTATTGTTCAAGAAATGTATAATCCTTTAGGATCTATTGAATATGGGTTACCGCATACTGGATTCACTGGAGGGACAGGTGGAACCGCCCAGGGAAAATGGAGAACGAGATGGTATAATGACAAATATGGTGAAACTGATGTATCTGAGATCATATTCACTTATAAAATAGAGGATAGGTTACCTGGCGGAGAAGGACAGCCAATAATAATAAATTATCCAAATGTAGTTTATCCGATAGATGCAATAGCTAGTGATGACTACTACTCTAATGTTGGTGGGTATATCGAGTCATCAAATATCACATCAGAATCATTATCGATAAATGTTGCCCTTAACTCTAGTGATCTTTATTCTGATATTTATGAGAGAAGACTTGTAGTAGAGGATATAACAGGACCTAGCCCAGTTAAGGTTTTAGAGGTGAATTTCTACGGTGAGATTGTAGGGGAAGACGAAAGATTTAACGTTCTTCTTAAAAATCTAGGACGAGCTTTTTACCAGTCAGATTCGATTATTCTTAGAGACCATGACCCGGAGGAACCAATGCCAAACTACCTTGAAATAAACCAGAAAAGGAAAGAGCTAATGGTGGCTGGTGAAAGCATATTCCCATATGCAGGTAGTTATAAAGGTCTAGTTAATGCCCTTAAGTTCTTTGGTTATCAAGATTTAAGAATAAAGGAGTATTGGCTTAATCTAGAATATGGTAAAACTCAAGTCACATCACCTCTTCAAAGTAATCAAGAGTTTCTAGATCAAATAAATGCAGATCAAGAAGCAAATGGATACAGTCAGAACTATAAAATATCTGATCTTATAAATAATGAGAACACTGGAAAGTATAAGTTAACACAAACGTATGGCCCGGATTCGGACGGAAACTATGTTCTTAATCTTTCCTCGCAGGATACACTACTTCCAAGTAAAACATATAAAAAAACTGCTTTATTTGGATTGTATTACGATCTCAACAAAGTGACAGGGAATGATTCAGATTATGGGTATCCTGAAGTTACTGACGCTTTTGCATTTACGCAGGAGGAAGTTCTGATAAAACTGTTTGCATTAAAAGAGAGGCTCAAAAGAGACTATCTCCCTCTAAATGCTAGAATAGTTGATATTACTGGAGAGGGAGTTTATTTTGACATTTATAATACCCGTGTTTGGACTGATACTATGGACAGATCAGAAATAAGTGCTGGGTTTGATTTTCAAATAAAAGCAAATCCTGATTTTGGATTTTTAGAGGATCTTAGAAATTTTTCAACTAGACCTTATTCTAATTCTATACAAGCTCCGTCCAATTATTACAATAAGTATGAAATAACAGCTAGCGTTGCTGGTGGCACCGGCAGTGCTTTATACTTTAAAGGAATTTCAGATTCACTTAATCTTACACCAAATCCAACTTTCTCGGTAACCTCTGGTAAATCCTATGAATTCTCTATAGGTACCACTGGATTTGATTTTTATATAACAACAGATCCAACTTTATCCTCTATTGTTGCTCCGACTGGTCTTACCGGAAATGGTGCTATATCAGGGGGATCGCCAATGACCTGGTATGTTAATCCTACCCAAACATCGCCTGTTTATTATTTTTCATCGAATAATAAATCTCTACTAAATGGACAGATCACAGTTTTACCTTCCACCATATCAGATCTTGGAAATACTGTAGATCCGCTTTCTTCGCAACAAAGATTTTCCCCATCACAGAACTCCTCGATGATTTCTGCAATCTCAAATTTTTATGATTTAAAGCAGCAGGGAAAAATAAAGGATCTTGGAGATGGTGCATACAATTACGATTACCCTGTTTACGTTGATCCTGTTACTGGTCTTCCATATCAGAATCCTATAGGAATGCCAGTAGTTTTAGAACTTATCCCTGATAGATGGACATGGGATGAATTGAATTTTACCTGGACCTCCGTTATACTTCCTATATTTTCAATAGGAACAAGAGTTAATGTAAAATCCCCAAATAGCTCTTATTACGGTCAGAATGGAACTGTAGTTGCGGTTGTTAGTTATCTTGATGAAACTTATAGCATTAAGCTGGATGGGGGTCCAACAGTAACATTTGACTCGTATTCCCTCTATGCAACATCACAAAAATATGGATTGCTAACCTGGACGAATATTGATTTCTCCAACATGGTGGAGATAGAGTGGATCGTAAATAAATCAACAACTCAGAGCGGAAGCCCATATAATTTTATTTTCAGAGGACCAATATCAGACTTCTACCGTTTATCGCATTTTGTTCCTTATACAGGAGAGTACAAAGTTACCTGCAATGTTATAGATGGATTTAATTTTAAAAATACAGTAATAAAAGATGGGGCAATAAAGGTTAGTCCAAAAACAATTAAAGTCGATGCTTGGACAAGATTCAGAGAAGTTGAAACGTATGACTGGAAAGACACTTACAAAGCATGGGAGGAATACAACTCAATTTGGGAATTCCCTGCCGAAGGATCCTCTATAGAGGTTCTTAAAAAATCAATTCCTGAAGAGATCCTTAATTTTTCAAATTATGGAAACAAGGCAGAAGAGGGACAGGATGTTTACGTAAAAATAAAAACACAGCCTTCATCTGCTTATAGCAATATTGTTATTACCCAGAATGTTTTGGGAATACTCGACATTTCTTCGTATCTAATAACTGGTATTCAGTATGGATTTGCTACGGTAACAACAGCATCCACACATAATTTAACTACTGGCGACGTAGTTTCTATCCAAAATTCAGTTCCACAGATAATGGGGAGATGGAATTGTATTGTTACATCGGACACAACATTTGAGATTCCTATAATTCTTGAACTTGGTTGGAGCTCTGTGTATACTGCTTCTTCTCCAACTAGACTTACCGTAGACGTTTCCGCCTCTTGGTACCCAAATCAAAAGATGACCTCAGCAGGGAAAATGTCTATTTATATAAACGATAGACTTATTGGATCCTCCGAGGCTGGTGATACACTTCACTCAACAGTAAACTCGATAGTTTCCTCCGTTAATTCATTAAGAACCTATCCTGACTATTTTGCATCCTGCGATAATCCGACAGCAGATCCGGCAACAATTAAAATTACAGCACCATCTGATCTGGGGGCAAACCAGAATGGATCAAAAGTATCATTATCTGTTTCTGGCTCGATAATTTTAAATTCCTATGATACTGGAATGACAGGTGGATTGAACGTTGATTCCAAATATGTTTACTGGCCAGAGTACTCACTGACCTTTCCCAATAAGAATCTTAAGTATTGGGGAACTAAAAGGATTAACTGGAATACGTTTGAAGATAACACGTGGGATAATGGATACGCTCACGGTTGGTATGATTTTGAATTTAATAATGATTGGTTAGGAGGGTACGAGCTTCATAATATAAGACCGGGTGATAATATATTATTAAGCACAGCTAATGAATCTTATCCATTTCCTACAGGAATAACTATACAGCAAGGGATTGCAGGTTTAAGTATCCAAGAATTAGCAGATCAGTTAAATTCGTCCTCCGACATGTACGTTTCTAATTTTTATTATAGACCAATTCCTACTGAATCAGGACCGCTCTCAACGGATACACCGCCTACAAATTTGAGCGTTAATAATTTTTCTATAACAAATTCTTCGTACCTTCCTCCTAGTAGTGTTCCTGGGGGTAGTCCTTTATTTAAAGTCTCTTTTGGCTCTACCGGAGGTACCACTAGTATGATAATTTAAAATATATAATTTAAGAAATCTGATTTAAAATGGCATACAATAAAGTTTATATAGTTCAAGGAGATTACATTTACTACTATGACACTACCCCAGGAACTGTGGTTACTAGAACGTGGAATCTGCCTGGGGGATCACCGTCAACTGGAAGTTCTCCAAACATTACGACAAGATATATTGTAAAGAACCCATCTGGATACGGAGCAGGATTGACAGCAACAGATTCTATTGGAGCAACCGATACAATTTTTATTCCCTCTTACGTTTCCGTTGTATCTGAAATTGAAAACCTCTCTATAATTACCCTTACAACAGCAGGTGCTCCTATAGGATCTCCTTCCAATGTTGTCGATATGAGTCAAAATGTAAAATTCCAGGCTACTGGCACAATCAGGAGTTCTGCTACAGGGTCTTATTATTATCAGTTTTTAATACCTGGAACTGGTGGAGCTGTGGGATTTACAGGAACATCTAAACAGAACATATCAGTAACAAAAAACATTTTCGACTGGGGAGATCTAACAGGCTCTGAATCTGGATCGACTTATTCGCCATATACTGCATCAGCTATTCTTACTGTAACGAGCCCGACAGGAAATCTTTATAGTGCATCAACCAGTGTCACGTACAACAAAAGTGGGATCACAGACTTTTTAAATCTAGCAGACTATCCAGCTGCAAATAGCACAACGCCACATAAGACGCAAAGATTTTTATCAGCTGTTGTTGATCCTTATGATTTTGTATCTACAACTAACGTTGGACTGGGCGGAAATGGTCCTATTATATGTGTAAATCTTCTTCAACCGGGCGGATCTGGTATGTCAAACCTATCCTTTCATTCTCAGGGAGAACCTATTTATTATTACAGTCCATTTTTCGAATTTAGTTATCCTGGTCTTACCCCAGGTATGCTTACCGGACAGACGATTTCTTCTGGGTCCATTCTAACTACTTTAGAGCCTTATAGTGGTTCTGGCTTGATCAAATTGACTATATACCAATGGAACAATAGCGATTTTGGTTATGATGCAACCGATTTATCAGTATCCCCTTTTAACATTTCAGGACTATCTAGATATTCTGTGGGAAATTACATGTACCCTGGTGATATTTATAGTAGTGTTTTGGGGTATAAGTTTTATTATGCGGATACTAACAATCAAATTCCGCTTGATCCCTATTATCGGGAAGATAACACCCCGAATACTAACAGATATTGGTCAAATTATGCAATAACCAATTACATAAATGATACAAGCTTTGCTTGTCTAACATCCAGAGGATATGAATCAACAACTACTCGTTTAACCCCTGCTGCTACTCTTTTGCTAAATGGTGGTGAGTCGCGACTCGATACAAGTGTTGGATACTACAGTAAACTACCATTCAGAATGGGCGGAGTTTTACCATCCGGAAAGTGGGCTCAGTCTGATATTATTTTAACTTTTACGTTTTATTTTAACAATTCTCGTAGCTTTACTCCCCAGACAGTAAGAGCAGTTACTATTACCATCGGGGCTTCAGGTGCTACTGGAAATTCTTATGATGGAAATTTAATGTATGCTAATAACAGACCGACGAATATGGGTGTACCTCCTCACGGAGTCACTGGTGGATTTGTTGATATTATTAATTCTAAGCTTGCCACTACAGCTCCAAATGGTTATGGTGTTACCGGAGGGATTAATCTTAAATATTATTTTGGAGCCACTGCTGCTCCGGAATACCAATGGAGAGAAACCGCTTATGCCTCAACTGTTAGTGCTGAGGAGCCTGCTTGTTGGTATGTTCAAGGCGTGAAATTTTCAATCTATGAGGATTATGTATTTAATACTAAAACGGGTAATCCTAACCCATATGGTGTGACCAATGGATTTTATCTTGTTAAAGTTCTTATTACTGATAACTCTGCTTCTTGGTTTCCTGGAACAACTGGGCCAAAATACACAGCCGTCGACTGGATGGGGCTAGGGCAAAGCACTATAGCAAATCCTTATCAATACACAGTGGGGGGAACTTCTGCCAGAAGAGGATGGTATTTCCCAGGATAATTTTCTAATTTAATATATAAAATCGAATGCCAACAGCAAATTTATACATAAATCAAATAGACGTAGATAACGAGTTCTATGTTTGGGGTTCTGGACAAGATATAAGAAGATTCAATGGGATGTCCTGGGAATATTACGGATACCAGAATTCTGCTGTCCCTCAACCAAATGGAAGCCCTTACTATTTAGACACCAGATGTCTTTCCATAGACAATGAAGAGACGCTATGGTGTGGAGTTGCACAAGGGGTGGAATCTGGATATAATCAGGTTGCTGTTTTCAACATTGACACCAACAATCCTGAAATTGGAAATTCTTGGAAATTTTCAGACTTAGGAACATTTGACGTTCAACAAGAGATCTCTCTCATATATGCTTGTCCTTTTGGTGATGATATCCTTGCTTTCTGCAGTCCATTAAACGGAACTGGTTTAACCGCTGCTGCATCAACATATAGTAGGATTCAGGGTTCTACAGGCGGAAGACTTTTTTATTATCTGAAGGAAATTGATAGATGGTATGAAGAAGTTGAAGGCTATATATGGCCTCATATTTATGATATTAAAACGAAGGGTGTAGATGGAAAAAGCTATCTCTATTATATTGGAACAAAAGAGGGTTTATATGTTTTTCCTCAAGGAAGTCTTTCTACAATCTCTTTAAACGATGGAACTAAAATTATAAAACAAGCCACTGTTTATAACACAAAAACATCAGGCATAATATCTGATACCGTATATTCACTTGACTTTGATGAAGATGGAAATCTCTGGATAGGTACGGATATAGGTTTATCTTATTTCAATGGGGTCTCTTTTTGGAACTATGGAACGACCGGTCCAGTAACATTAGTGAAAGCTAGAAAGAATGGTCACGTATTTTATTCTAAGGGAGATGGCGAGCTTAGCCAGGGTACTGGTATTTGGCATTTTAACGGCACTTCACACACTCAGTTTAATTCTTCTAATTCTTCCTTATCTAGCGACAATGTGCTTGGTATCGAGCTCGTAGGTGATAATATAGGTCAAAATTCTTTTGACGTAAGAGCCGGTTCTTTATGGGTTCTTGGCTATAACACGCTTGCATCGTTTGAATATGACGTTCCTCACGTTTATGCATCTTCTAAGTATTCAGGAGCCACAGGATGGAATTTCGTTTATTATAGCCCAACAGGAGGAGCATCACCTTCACCTATTCCAAAAGTTAACAAATACACTTGGACTTACCCAGAATGGAGGGTTTATCAAAATGATGAGCTTGAATATAAGCATCCTGGTTTAGATCCGAGAAATCTTTTTCTAACCACAAAGCTATCTGATATTGCAGATGGTCGTGCGGGAGAACAAGCCTATTGGAATAACTACCCAATCCCAACATATGATCAGGATTTACTTATCAATAAAATACAATCTCCAAAATGGATTACTCAGCTTAATCCTAATATCGGGAATGATTATGAATTTAAAATAACTTCATCAGCGACCCTTACGATAAATGGATCCAACAGACTGTATATAGGAGGAAAAATAGCTCAAAACAAATCAATTAATTTTGGATCATATAACGATGGGACTCCTTTAACTATTACCGGGACTAATGGATTTAATATAAATTCTACCGATACTGGCGTTTCTTATACTGGATTTGTAGTTTCGTATGATGATTGCGGATGTGTTAAATCAAGTATAACATTCAATGGAAGTAGTACTGAAGTAACATCAATAAAACCTTCCCCCGATGGAAATTCTATTGTTTTAGCAGGAACCTATAATCTGTTAATTGAGAATGGATCGTATGTTTATTCCGGCTTGGCTTCCGCTGTTACTGGATACTCTAATGGACCTAGCGGTGCTCCCTTGGGGATTACTAATTCAGGTTTAACAGGAGCAACCTCTGGAGCTTATCCCTGGATATATTCTGCAACAGGAGCAACTGGATCTAAATATACTAATGGTGCGGTTTCATCATTAACCTATAGATATTCACCCGGCAATTCTGCAACATCAGGGAATTGTGATTTCTTGATTCCGACCGGAGCAACAGCTGGGTCATTTGGAAGTGTGTCAACAATATTATTAAATGAAACACAGTATACCAGTGTGTCGGCTTATTCGTATTTAGATAACCTTCCATTCAGATATGCAATGACGATCGGAACAGCAGCTTCCCCTAGCTTATATGGATATTATTCTATATTGTCTGGATATAAGGAAATAATTGCAACAAAAACTCGTTTTGTTTTTCAAGTTTCTTTCCAGTCTGGATCGGGTTCAACATCAATTCCAACCACTTCAGACTTAGTTTTTAATGTCTATACATATTCCAATAAAACTTTTCCTTTAATACCTTCCCTTTCAAGTTTACTAAGCAATACCGTTTTATCAAGTAAACAAGCACCCGGTGTTTTTGTTGCGGAGGTTGAAAAAGATTTAGGAGAGATAACATCTTTTACTGGAATCACCGGCGGATATAATGAATCGATCAGAAAATCGTATAGAGTTATAAATTTCAGATCATTTCCAAGTACCTCTATTTGGTCTGGCTCCTATGATAGCTCAAGTGTTACCTGTGATGTTACTGATTACACCGTTAATGTTTTAATCCCCCATTACAATAAACTATCAACGCTAAAAAATCTATGGCTAAGAAATAATGATTCTTATAAAAGCCCTGAATATTTAACAGACCTGACATTCGATTGGAGATTTCTTTCTTGTTTAAGCCTAAACAGAGACGATTTTTCCATTAGATCAGGTATTAATTCAGCATCCAATCAGGACTTATTTTATAACGATCATACTCTTTCAATCTCTTCGTTAAATACCGGAAGTAGCTTAATAACTGGATATTTGCCATACATTATTCCGTATGTCCCACCTGCCTTTAATTTTGGCGGTACTGATTTAACAAGCTCTTCTGGATATGAATCACAGCCATATTATATTCTTGTTAGCTCAGAGGGGTTTGGTGTAACTGGTGGATTTATAGAAAATGGTCTAACCGCGGGAGCTACTGCAGAGATCTATTCCACTAAAACTGGAACTTCCTATTATATAACAACTGCTTTTGGTCCGACTGCATCTTATTTTGGAGCTAATGTTAATAGTTGGTCTGTTGGAACTGGGGGCAATCCTATAAAAAGAGCAATAACTGCACAAATAACAGAACAAGCTTCAGTGAGAAGAATATTTTCATTCGATCTTGGTGAGAGCTATAACGGTGCACCATTTTTAAAAGATGCGAGAATTCTTTCTAATGGTCAATATTTTATGAGTTATTCTAATTTCAATTCCACCAAAACTAAGTATGTAACAAATATAGTTAAAACGGACACTAAAGGAAATATATTAGATTCAAACAATTTTGGAACTAGATCTATAGACTTGATTTTTTCAACATCTAAGAGTTCTGATATTTATATGACATCTAGTTCATATGGGACAACTGGAGCAGGAACTGGTTTCATCTCCCCAATTTATCCAGCATACTTTACACTTAAATCTGAACAATATAAACCTGAACTTGGGATAAACCTTGGAAACATTATATCCCGCCCGGGCTCGGGAGCGTGGACCTGGTGCGACGTGCACTCGTCCAATAATCATCTAGAAATTCCTCTTATGTCTACTGTTGTTTTTAACAACTATTCTTCTGACATATATGGTAAGAAGAATAATGTTTGGATTCTTTCAGATTCGCTCACAGGTGAAGAAATACTTAATGTTAAATCTACTCCTTACTTTATATACACATTTACTAAGAGTGGATATTACCAAATATACAATCAGGTTGAGGATTCTTTTGGGAATGTTTACGAAGCATCACTACCTGGATTTATCCAAGTTATTGATCATAAAAACAAAAGACCTGATGACAATAATCCTAATTTTGTTGATTCAACTGATTATGGATACCCTGAACCTTCCTTCGTTAGTAGAGATTATGATGTGAGAAAATTAGAGGATGATCTTATGGTTCAAGAAAAAGAGATTCTCGAGAATAACAGAATTCAATTTGGTGTTGAAGTTGTTATTCCCGATAATCCTGATGCTACGTTCGATTCTGAACCTGCTTAGTCGTTTAAAACTTTAAGAATTTCTTCTACTATTGGATCTCTGTGATTTGTTTTAAGAGATATAACAGAAACACCTTCAACAAAACTTAGTTTTTTTGATAACCAGTCGAATCCGCTTAGCCTTTTGTCTTTTAGATCTATTTGTGAGTTATCACCAACAAAAACCATTTTAGCACCTACACAAAGCCTGGTTATAATTAGCTCTAATTGATTTTGAGTGATATTTTGAGATTCGTCTATAACTACACAACAATCAGAGAAATTTCTACCCCTCATAAAGCCAATAGGTATAACCTCTATATTTCCTTCTGAGATCTCTTTATCTATTTTTTCTTTATTGTACAGCATGTACATGTTGTCATAGATAGCAGCTGTGTATGGAGCTAATTTAGCGTCTTTGTCGCCTGGCAGAAATCCAATTTCCTCACCAGCGGTAACTGCAGGCCTGGTAAGTATTATTTTTTTAACATCTTTTTTAAAGAGTAGATCCAAAGCTATCTGAGCTGCTAGTAGTGATTTACCGCTACCTGCTTGACCCTTTAGAAAGGATACTTTTGATTGCAATATCTTCTCCTTAGCCGCTTTTTGTTCCTCATTTAAGGTGATATTAAACCTTATTGAATTTTTTGTCTTTTTTGGCTGGTTTTGCATAGGTGACATTATTTTTTTTAGATTTGTTGACGGATCTCTCTTTTTATAAGAGGAATAAAAAATATATCCTTTTTATTGGAATAATTCCAAAGGTTTGCAGTTAAATTAAAGTCAGTGATCTCATTGTCTGAGATCTTATCTCTTTGTATTATCATATTTAGGAGTTGTCTGAGATATTGATATATATTCGGATTAAAAAGAAATAAAACAAAAAAATGGCAACAGTAAACACCACAGAAATTTTAGGATCAGATTCCATCTCCGGATCAAGGATAACCATTAATTCTAATTTTTTAATTTTGCAAAATTGGATCAATGGATACGTATCTGTTTTCGGAGTAGATAGCGTTAATGGAATACTCGATCTAACCAACGCCTCAACAGGAAAGGTTTCAGCTAAAATAGGGGCATTTAGCTCTTTATCAATCCCAGCATCAGGAACTGTGACCGCCTCTGTCGATTCTGCGGGACAGGCATCTTTTTCCTCTGTAAGCTCAACATCTCTCACCGCTTCTGGTAATGTTACCCTCAGCGGAAGTCTTTCAGTAACTTCTGCAGCTACTATGACAGTAGGAGCAACTGCAAGTTTTAACGGTAGTCTTTCTGCTAATGGTGCATTTTATTTAGGCGTACAAGGTCACGTTATTAGCAGTAATACCACTGTTCGTACAGGTCTAACAGCAGGCTCAGCTTTCCAGGTAAACACTGCAAATATTGGCGGCGGAGGTTATGTAACCTCTGTGAATTCCCCGTATACAATAACTGGATTGGAAGATGTTATTTATGCTAATTGTCAGGGTCCAACTGGATTCCACCTAAAGGTTGTTGGTGGTACGGGTGCAACTGCAGCAAGCATAGCTCAGGGAACAAGAATCACTATAGTTAATACTAGTGCTGCTGCTGGTTATATTTGGACAGGTGCTACAGGAACTTCCTCTACATACTATACTGGATTTAATAACGTCTCTACCCATGGAGGATTCTCAACAAGCGGAATAACAGTAACTGCAAGTAAAGCTTATAGATCATCTATTCAACTTCAATGGGAACCAAGAATAGCAGCAGATCAAACAACTCAAAAAGGATCTTGGGTAGTTTTAGGAGCAACAAACATGACAGTTTAATCGAAGGAAAAATAAAATAATTTAATGGCAAAAACACCTTTTATAAGACCTCTCCAAGTTCAAGGAGGAACCTTCTATTCTTTTTCTTCTTCCGCCGAGGATTTATCTTTTACTTTTAACAACTCGGCAAATAAGTTTAAGTTCTCTAAATTTGCACTTCTTAATATACCAAATATAGATAACACCTATAAGGGGCAGTCAAATAAAATTAGATTAAATGCACCCGATAGTGCTTTTATTGATTATGTTACTAATGCCAAAAAAATAATTACCGGAGATCCTAATGTTGATTTCTCTCAAAGCTTCCAAAGTTACTGTTTAAACTTAGAGTCAACCGTTACTGGAAATTCTGGATATGATCCCTCACTAAAAAGTAATATTTCAGAGAGAGTCTTTTTTAAATGGCTAAAAGAAATAGGAGCTATTAGATATAGACCTGCAACTTCCGATGAAGTATCTGCTTCATTAGATCAAAGTACCGTTACAATAACTAACGGACTTCCAGTTACTCAAAAAAGATATGCAGAGGGTGATACAACTGTTGGTACGACAGGATCCTATGGAATTACAGGGGCTAATTATAGCAAAGTTGTTCAGTATATAGGAAATCTGGATATAGTAAATAGTGTAAAAAACTCTTCTAATACATATTCAGAGGTTTACGTTTATATTCCAACTAAAGATGGTAATACCCCAACAGTTTTATTTAAGAATGTTGTTGATAAAAATTACTATTCAAACTATCAATGGACAAATTCTCCTAACAATCCTTTAGATGTTGAGTATCTTTACGGAAGATCCTATAGTGATATTAATCCTAGCGGTCTTACAACTCTTTCAATATTCGATGATGACGTTTTAGGAGCACCAACATCAACTTTTTTTTACACTGGAACCAATGGCTCAACACAAACTGGAAATTGGTATACCCCGAGAGACACACCAAACACGTATTTTAGTGATCTAATTTTTACCGATGCATCTAATGACATATTAACTAAAACCTACAATGGAGCTAGTGGATCTTACGTTAGATCAAGATTAGATTCAATAGGAATAGACTTCGACCCTAATTCATACCAACAGATTTTAGAGAATCCTAGTATTAGCACTCTTGAAGAATTTAACGCTACCCCAATTGCTAACGATTTTGAGTTTAATTGCGTGCTTGTTTATTACGATGTTTATGATCCAGCTAATATAACAGATAGCGCAACGAATCTTTTCGGTGTTCTTTTCTTGGATGATGTTAACAGTACAGGGGGTGAAATTTATATACCTAGACTTAAAAAATATAAACCAAATCCTGTAACTAAGCTTAACGGTAACTCTTATGGATTTAAAATAAACCTCAGATTTGATACTGACGTTAGCCAAACTGGGGTTGAACAATCTATAAATGATTATTCGCCATTCTCGTTGTCCATGTTTATGGATGCTATGAATGTTTTGCAGGAGGCAAGTTCCACTTTAAATAATTCATCATACGATTTTGTTCAGCTAAGCAACAGAGTCACGAATATTGAGAATATTACACTGAGCTCTTCTACAGCTTTAAATCTCGATAGAAGAATATCAGATCTAGAGCAAACCCTTGCTTCTAATCAGGCTTTATTTAGAAACACTAGCTCTATAATGCAGCTTATTAATCAAAATTACGATCTCGTAAGATCCATTTTGAATAATCAGACTAACGTTCAGATCTCTTATGATCTTGACTTGATCAAGCAGGGATCGGGTATTATAGTTGATAGAAGCGTTAAAAATGAATTGACCCTATATAATGCCAATCAGGATTTCACAATAGGCTCTAATAAATCTAAAGGTACCTTTGTCCCTGGGTCCTCTAATATAATCGATCTCTTACCATTTTCTAATTATTTTAAATACGTTAATAACAGTCAGGTTTTAACCCTTGCTAGCGATTTAACTATCAGAATTAATGACGGAGGTTTAAATCAATGGAAAACTGGTCAAAGATTTAGAATTTCTTTTGGTGATAAAATATATCCTGGAGATTTTATAATTAGAATATTGACTAATGCTTTAGGAAATTATCCTTTATCAAATCCTTCTGGTGTACAATATTCAACTTCTATAATAACATTAAAAGATTCTGATTTTTCTCTCTTTTCATATTTACCAGTAATAGAGATAGTTTGTATAGATGGAGACAATCTCACTTTCCAGGTTGATCTTTTAGGAAAAAGTTTAACAAATAATTAATAATTAAGAAATGGCAGGTACACAAAATTCAGTAAGTTCATTAATAGCTCAGTTTTTAAGACTGCAGAAGAATTCATTGGAGATATTAAACGGTTTAAACGAAGCCGCAGTTTCCACTAATGCTACTGTATCTATAGAAGTTTTGGATGAAAACGGTTTACCAAAAAATGCAAACATACCTTCGTATGGATATCTAAGAGGTGAAATCCAAAGACTTGATAATAACATAAAAGCCCTTGCAGGCCTAGGTGATAATTCTGCAACAATCAGAAATCCTGACGGAACATATTCGCAAGTTTATAAAACTGAAACACTTAAAGATCCTGTAGCTCTTTCAAATCTGCCAGTACCTAAAACATTCTACGTAAAGGATAATTGGTTCTTTGAAAGTTTTCTAAGTCCTCTTCTTTATATAAATGTTAATGTAACTGATAAAATCCCAGATTCAGAGGATCGAGTTCAGATTAAAAGAATAATTGCCAACACTGACACGGTAACTAAACAAAGTTACTTTGATAAAAATCTAAGTGGAAGAAACGATCTTTCACATGATCAATTTATAAATTATCTATCAGATGCTGGTATTGATTATTTTGTAGATGAAGATATTATCCAGTTGCCTTTAAGATCAATTAGATTTTTTGGAAATTTTAGTGTTATCTCTTATTATGATGATGTCATAACAATGACAGATAAGAACGGTAAAACATTTAAAGAAACAAGAAGAAATTATAAGCTTAATACACTTAAATATACCGATTCACTTTCCGGAGTTAATGACGGTAGATATCTAGACGTTAATGATAAAATATCAACACCGGGGGGAACACTTTATTTAATAACATCAGTTAACAAGGATCAATCTTCAATACAAGCTAAACGAATTTCAGGGTATGATCCAATAGCTCTTGGGGCAAATACCCTTTCTATTTCTTCAACCGATTTCGGACCAAGATATATTCAGGTTAATATTGGGTATAACGAAAGACAAGGGATTTTCTTTAAAACAATAGATGATAATTTTAATATAGTTGGATCTAATTGGTCATCCGGTATTGTTTTCTGGAGTAATAATCTGGAGACAAAAGATTCTAACGGAAACGTAGTTTCACTGGAGAGCTATTATCTGTCAGATGTTTCGGATCTGGGTAAAATATTTTTGGGAATGTCTAAGGAGAAAAAAATCCCTGCGGTTCAAGGGCTTCTCCCCGATACGCCCCAAGTTTCTTCTGATAACTTTAAGGTTGTTCAAATCAATAAACAGGTTACTGACTCGACATCAGTAAAAACAATAAACGAAAAGCTACAGGCTAAGTCCACTTTAAAAAGCGAGATATCATCTTTAGATGATTCGATTAATAAAGTTAGACTACAATTAAATACAGGAATCGGTACTTCTAATCAGTCATCTTCTCAATTAAATACCCAGAACAATGAAATTAATGCAATTCTTGGAGCAAATCTAACACAATCCCAAAACAGACAGGTTACTAATCCTATTGGGGTTAATGTTAATTCTTTGAGAGCAAGTTTAAATAATTTGATAGAGGAGAGAAGTAAAAAAGTTCAGCTTTATTCTTCTATTGTAGCTGACGTGAATTCTCTTACTACGGACGTTCCTCAGCTGTTAGAAACACCAAAGTACAGGGTTAGAGGATTTTGGCCAATCCCTTTACCTAGATATAGCTCTCAGACAGGAAATCAGGAGGTGATTCAATTTTCTGTTAGGTATAGATATTTAAGCGATTCAGGTTCAGCTCAGCCTTCTGAGACGATAGAATATATGGACACTGACGGTACGCTAAAAACCGGCACTTTTTCGAACTGGATTGAATACAAAACCGACATTAGAAAAAAAGAGTATTTAACCTCTAAGGGGGTGTATGTTTGGTCTCCAGAAATAACAGCAGATGGGAATGCGCAAAATATAAATCAATTAGATCTTCCTATTACGAAAGGAGAAAGGCTGGAAATTCAGATTGCTTCAGTCTCTGAAGCTGGCTGGCCAGATAATCCTTTAGTGTCAGATTATTCTACTTCTGTTATAATATCTTTCCCTGATAATCTATCAGTTTCCGGGGTTTCTGATATAGTAAAGGTGAATAATCAAGATGCTGCAGTCGTTAAAATGCAATCTGATCTTGATGCACAGGGTCTTCCGATTCACCTTTCCCAACAGTTTACTTCCGGAGATAAAACATATTTTCATGATACTAGTGGAATAGCTAGTGGATTTTTTACAAGTAATGGTGTGGTGATAAATCTTTTTGAAAAGCTTACTGATCTGCAAAATCAAATAAATCTAATTAAGTCTAATATAAGTAATGCTAGAGGTGTTCTTGAAGTTTATATAGTTGATTCATCAGGCAATAAGCTTAAAGTTTCTAAAGGATCTTCGATTAAGCTAAATGCTGGATTTACAAGTGACTTTTTTACCTCACCTTTAAATTATGACGCTGGAAAGATTGCTTCCATTACTTATTCTATTCAGCTATACAATTCACAGGCATCCCCGGTTGAGCTAGGATCATCTATTCCTGGTGGGCTTGATACTAGAGCTCCTCTAACAGTCGAGAATAACTATCCGTCGGGATATGATACCAATCTTAGATACAGTGATGCTCCTATTTCTTTAACATCTGTAACACAGTCTGCTCTTGTTGCTGACGGAAGATCTAATACGTTTTTTAGACAACAGCCACCCTATGCATCGGCAAGTTCTTATTCGCAATTTATTTATCAAAGGTATAAAAGTGTTGGATTTGATCAGATCCTTCTTAATAATTCATCCGCACCACAGAATCTTTCTACGTATTTTAGTAATACCTATTTTACAAGTTATCTCTATGATGCTATAACTCAGACAAATTTTGGGGTAACAGATAGATATCCGCAAAACGGAACTATAATGACCCCTTACGATCCTCGAAATATTGACCCAACCATATCTGGTGCAACGTCATCTAATATTTGGTCTGGTTATTTTTCAGATACCAGTGGCGGATCACCTTTAGGGGGAGGAGCAATTTCAGAGTTTTGTATAGATGTAAGACATCCATATTTAATAGAGGTTGGAAACCAGAATACTTATAACGGGGATTATCCTACCTTGGTAAAGCCTTATGCAGATCCAACACAAGCAATATCATATGCTCCTTTTAGACACACTCAATGTTTTTGGGGAGACACTTCATTAAATTACTATTGGGTTCAGAGCTCATACAGATCCCCTGGTGTGTTTCCCACTGATGATCAAACTCCAAGGGCTGATAACATGTATTCAGATAAGCTAGGGTTTACCTCAAACGATGAATACTTAATAGGTAAATATTCGTGCGGTGCTTATTTATTCTTGGCTCCGTCTTTAGCAAATAAAATACAGGTTCCTGGAAACACAAGTCTTTCTTCTACTAATCTTTTTGATGGTGATTCTAATGCGATAAACATTCCTCTTGTTTTTCAATTCAGAACAGTGGATAAGGCTGGATATATTGGCGGATGGAGAAAAACAGGTAACATCACAAATATAACCTATACTAAAAAAATAGGTATAGATGTAAAAGTACTGAACGAGGATCCATTTTCTTTTGATGTACAAGTAACTGGATCATATAAAAACGACACTCTAGTTTCCCCTAATTTTAGTAGTGGGAGAGTGTAAATTAGGTAATAGATAAAATCAAAGGATAATATGTCCCAATCTAAACTTTTTGATTATAATACATCATTCTCAGTAATTAGAACTAATCCTAAAATTTCTGGAAATTTTAAAATTACTGTTGATTCTTCCGGAGGTGTTTGGTTTAATTCTATGAATGCTAATCAAACATTAAGTTCATCACGTTTTAAGAGATTTAATATAACAGGTGATAATAGTTACTCCGTTGATCTATTTAATTATTTTGATAAGGGTACACTTTCTAATAGCATAGTTTTTGATGTTGCTAAATTTACCGACGGTGATAAAAGATCTGCTGAGAATTTTTCAGGACAATATGATTTTTTCTATTCTAGTGGAGCTTCTTTATTAATTGATGGTAATTATAATGAAGATTTTTCGTACTTCCAGCCTCTTTGGGTTAAAAATGAAATACCAGATTTTTTTGTTGTGTTTAAAGTTCCTGGACCTTTAAGCTATTCTTACACAGAAAACCAAACTAAAATATCAGAGGGTACTTCTTACAAGGTTATCCAAGATTATTCATCGGATGGTGATTTTATTATACAATATGGGATTGATCCATACGGTAATCCAAAGAGTTATAAAAGTGGTGATATTTTTAAAGGGGTTTTAAATGTTGATTCGTATTCAATACTAAGTGGAAGTGGAAAAGTTGCTATATTTAATGAGTTAAATAACATCTCACTTGTTGATAATATTGATTCGACATTTAGAGAAAAAATTCTTCCGAATTGCAGGGTAATTAAAACATTTGACCTTAGGGAATCAACTAAAATTGGAAAGTATATAAGATCTATTTTTAATAATCCAGGGTTTTCCACATCACCATTAGAGATTAACTGGGGAAATGATTCATATAGCTATTTTAAAGGAGTTAGCTATTCAGAAGGGGTTTTTTCTAAAAAAGGAGAACAGCTAAGTTCGTTTTTATCCTCTTCTAAATCTGATCCAATGATAGATCTAGAAGATTATATCACTTCGGGGTTTTCAAGAAATGGTTTAATTTGTCCAAATCTTCTTAATCTAGAGTTTCTTTTTAATGATGAAGACTCTGATCTCTATACTATAAATAGGTATTTTGGTCTTTATGTTTCACGTAATGATGTTTCCGAATTACAGTTAAACGGTAATTTCTTTTTTAAGCACAAAAACGATGCGGGTAATTTAAATCTTCCAAAGCCATCCGTAAATAATGTTGGATACTATGACAATAATTTTTCTAATCCAATATCATCTTCTTGCGGGGTTAGACTTTACTACGAGGGTGCCAGCGGATATCTACCAGGATCTGATAATGTAAATGTTGAATATTCAGATAAACTTTTTTATTTAACAGATAAGTATGATAATTTTTACAGCTTAAAAAGAATTGAAAAATATTCGGAAGAACTGGCATCTGGTACTGACATCTCTTGCTATCAATATGGTCCTTATCGTCCAGAAACGGATTCATTTGGAACTACTGGATCTTTCCACTCTAATTCAAGCGGATCCCTGGTAATACATAACACTAAGACAGATCTTTTGAATTTTACCGGGAGTGATAAAAAAATTGCTACCGTTCCAGGTTCAAATGCTTCTAAAGCAGGAAACCCGTATTTTGAAGTTGAGTTTTTGAAGAATTGGGAATTCCCGGAGCATCTTACATTTAAAATATATTGGCCTAATGGGTCTATTAGGGAAGGTGGAAGAAAATATGATCTTGTTAAATCTGGAGATTTTTCAGCTGTTCTCATTTGGACTGGAGGATCTTATTATTCTAGTGGTACTTCGTACTACTTTAATGCTATCACCGGATCTACTACTGAAATAGCATCGGCATTTTCATCCTTAATAAGAAGTGTAGACACCTCAACTTGGGATTCTGCAAATAATTCAGCATCCTCTATTATTAGATCAAAATTCAGGGGCATACAAACGGATAAATCTTATTCTGTTAGTATCTTTGATAACTATGATGAATTTACTTCAAGATTTAAAGGATCATGGGATAGTACTTCTTCATACTCACAATCTGATATTGTTCTTTATAATGAGACCTATTATTCAGCTTTAAATAACATAGTAGCGTCTACTAGTCTAAGTCCATCACCTGATGATGATATTGATAACTGGGAAATCTATTACACCTTTTCAAAATCAGGATATGTTAAAATAAATGGGGCTGATGCTTCTCAGATATTCAAAAATGTTAATTTTATTGGCGGATCGGATACTAAAGAATGTAGAGTAGTTTTCAGCAACAAGTACTCAAACATAGTTAAACCAGGCTATTTCATAAACAGTTTAACAGGAACCTCTGAAATTTTAGAAGTGACTAAGTATGTTGACGAACCAATAATTGATCCATTGACTGGTCAAATAACGTCATTTAACAATTTTGATAGCCTCCTGGTTGCTAATCTTGCTAATCAATTTGCAACAGTTCAGTTAGGATCTGATGGATCGTTTAATGTGTATAGCTCAAATAAAAGCCATATAGGGGTATTTACATTCTTTGACGTCAAGGAATTTGATTTTGATTTCTGGAGTTCTGAGTATTCTTATACGCCAACCCCGGAAACATATAAGTATTATCAATTAGAAGTTAATAGAACTGGTGAGATTAAAGCTAATATACCTTATTTTGTAAAGAGTGGACAGATTCTGTATTCTGGCTCAATTTATAATACAGGAGATTTATTTTATGGTATAACAGGATCAACATCTTTTATTAATTCTGCTCCATCTTTGAATTCTTTGCCTGTTGTTTTTCCTGCTCAGTATTCTAACGTCACATATACTGGTAATATGAATTATTCTAATATTGACTATTATCAGGACTTTAATACGTTTGATGGGTTTATAGGGATTCAAAGTTTAGATCCTACCAGATTAAGTTCTTCCGCCTCTAAATTGGACGTTTTCAATAACGGTAAATTGAATACCGAATATGAGTATTTGTGGGAAAATTACACTATAGAAAGATCTAACATCTCCAGAATAGTTCCTTATATAAACAAATGGGGCTATTTTAATGGATACGATGCAAGAGGTAATCAATACAGGCTAAATTCAAGCCCAGCTTTCACACCACTTAATTTTTCTCCAAGCTTAGATAAAATATCTATAGATACTAGATATCTAACAATGGAGTGGTTTTTGTTGGAGCAACCTCCTAGAAACTTCCCCGTAGAAGATATGGGTGATCAAAAAAGTTATTTGTCAGGTAAAATAGATCTGGATAAAGCTAGAAGTGCAAATCCTGAAGATTCCCTTTATCTTTCTTCTTATTTTACGGTTGAGCCTGGTGATTATCCGCAAGAATATGTTAACGAAAAGAATTACACTAAGGAGCTTTTCTCTTCTTTTCAATATAATCCGGCATCTTCTTATTATGAAACAATCTTTAGAGGAATTAAGGTTGTTCTTAAAAAAAAGGTAGAAAATTATACCAACTCAACTAGTAAATATATTCCTAATTATAGAGGCTATGAAGATTATAAATTTTCAGCGATATTAAGAATAGTTAATGAGGACGATTCTATAATTCAAGCTCCAGTTTCCTACGAAGTTATTGAGAACGCCCAGCAAAAATTCGTTTTGTTTGTTTGCAATCTGATAATGAAAGACCAAAGGCTATTTCCTCTAGGATCTATCCAATCTGATGATTATATAATAGATTATACCACTTTATATTCTGCTAAGAATAAAACTAGTGTTACCCCACCTACTTTAATTACTACTGGATCAGGAGATGGCTGGACAGGAACTGATTTTTCTAGCGGATATACCCACGAGTATAACTCCTCCGCTGACCCTTTAATATCCGATGTTTTCTCCGCAGCCACTGGTGCTTTTTATAATCTGGTATACGAAATCTCCGGCGTAACTGCAGGTTCTGTGTCTATAGGATTTTGTGGAGTTAATATAGGCTCTGGTATAACAGCATCAGGAAATTCCGTTATAAAAGCTGCAGCAAATTCTGGATTAGAAGTAACCCCAACATTGGATTTCACGGGAGCATTCTCTGCATACCTAGAATATCCTATCACTACCGGATCTAAATTTACTTATATTGATGACGTCAAATTGAGCTCTGGGTTAGATCTATCACTAGCAGCGGGTAGTTTAGTTGATACGAATACCGGGGTGAATGGGAGAATAAACATAGCTAAAAATAACTCTTACGATACAGATCTAAGGGAAGAGATCCATCTTTTTTATGTACAGAATCCAATAGGAGCTACTGCACCAACAATCTTAGCAACTGGAATTGGTAGTTTTAGTGTACCCTCTATTTCTTGCACGTACCCTTGGCCTACTGGTATTGGTCCTTCCTATGTCAATTTTGGTCAGGTTTCAGAGGCTCAAAATTATATTTTCAACGTTCCTTTTTCAATATCTTCGCCAGTAATTGTCCCTGTTGGTTCTAATGTAATATATAAAGATGCACCGGTTTTTCAGGTGGGCGGAGGGGAAAAATATTTTAGCGGAATTCTAAACAGATGCACAGCAGCATACATTTCTCAAAAAATAAACAGCAGCTCTAGCTATATCACTTACACTTCTTATTTTTGGAATGATGTAGATTTAAGTACTGATTCTAAAAGTAATGGATTTGAGATCTATTTTGAACCGCCAACTAAAATAATAAAACCATTAGGTACAAGTTTTTCTAAATCATATACTGGTCCTCAAGATCTTAGGGGTACCTCCAAAGTAACAAATTACGTTTTAAATCCGGGTGATGGTAAATATTCTTCCATTTTAGTTAGATACTCTGGATTCTATGAGCCCATTTTTAGAAAGGTGATTCATTTTAACAAGGACAAGATCGATTCTATTTCAGAAGGAACACACTCCATAGATCTATCATATAGAAATTGCAATTTTGATTCTGGTAAATATTACTTTGGGGTTTCCAGAAATCTAAGCTATACCAAGGTTTCATTAGGAAATCCAATTTTGGCTTTATCTAGCTCCATACCAGAAGGACCTGTTTATCCTCTAGTAGGTCAAACCCCAATAGCAATTAGGGACTTTAATTTATTCTCATCTTCTTGGGATCCTGGATATTATAGGGGTTACACAAGTGCAACAACTTACCTCAAAATGGCAGGAACCAGATCTATGAAGGAGATAAAAACTTTCTTTGGCTCTAAAATAATGAAGACCCCAGACTCTATATCAGCCCCGAATTACATAACTTTGGAAATATCAAGAACTTCAGGCTCTACAAGCATATCTTCTTTAAATTCTATAATAAGCGGATTTATAAAACCAATTCAAAACATCACATCTTCAAATTCAGGGAAAGGCATAGGATCCGTTGGGCCATATCTTTCGGGGGTAGATTTCAATAAATTGGATTTAAGCATATTTCCTGAGAGTGAAATCTTTTGGCAGTATTTTAAAGACATAAATAAGTTAAAGGGAATCATTAGATTGGATAGAATTTTAAGAAGATTTCTGCTTAATTCTGGAATAAAAAACGTTTTTATTGATAATATAATATCAGAGTTCGGAGTAGGGGATCCAAATTCAATAAATGATGATATAAATTCCTATATAGATCTAAACGTTTCTCCAGCATTCCAGGGTGGATCTTTTAATCTATACGTAAAGAAAACTGCTAGTCAGGAAAATTTATCATCAATTAAAGAAGCCGTTAGAGGGGATTTGCTTCAGAGTGATTTGATTAATAACGGTTATATCTTAGATAATAACTATAGCCTAACTAGTATTAGTAGTTTAGTGTATGAATTTGAGTATCCTCTAGAAAAAAATTACAATTATTCAATCCAATTTGATTTAAGTATAATCAAGATATAAAATGCCAAAAACGAATATATTAGCTATAAATTATAATGACGATCAGAGCTCTATTATAAATAAGTTAAATAATAATTTTGATGAAACGTTGGAGCTTCATGGGGGATCTCAGGGAATTCAGGGTGAAACCGGTCCCGCTGGTCCTATAGGTGAGATTGGGCCAAAGGGACAAACAGGAAATTCTGGAGTCAGAGGGAGCAAGTGGTTAATCTCATCTTCAGCTCCAATAGGTGGTATTGATAATCCGATTATATTAAGTGACTATTGGGTTAATAGCAATGATGGTGAGATTAGCATTTTTACTGATTATGGCTGGACCCCTACTGGATATAATTTAAATTCGACTGGTGAGGTTTTTTCTATAGTGGAAAGTAGGTATAGAGATAATGCAAGTCCAGCTTCCGGATTGACCGGATCTTCTCTAATAATAAATCAGATAGATCCTAGCTTATATTCTTTTATTTTTTCAGACAGTAATCCAGAAGCAGGACCAACAAATCCGGATCTTTCCAAATTTGTGATATCCACTGATTCGTCAGTAAATTCAGGAGCACTTCTTGAGTTTTCTAAAACAAATCTAGAAACAGGTTCACCTTTAGATTATGGACAGCATCCAGTATTTAAATGGACTTCACCAGGCATTAATAATAGCTCATTGCTATGGGGAATTCCGGGAGGATCATTTTCTCTTGGAGCTTCTGGTGGAATTTCTTTCTCTTTTGATTCCTCTACTTTATCCTCAGGAAGAAGCATGTTTATTAATTATGGAGTCGGGGTTACTGGAACTTCCGGATTTAATGGGATCTATGCCACTGGAGGTATACAGATAAATTCGTCTAACTTCGTCATCGATTCTAAATTTTTGACTTACAATAAGGGATACTACAGTGGACCTAATTATGGAAGCTCACTTCAAATTAGGAATTCTTTTAATCTCAATTACCCTAATTCTGTTTCTGAAATTCCTGTACTAAGAATAAATGGATTACCTGGATCACTTCTTTCTGTAGAGAGAGAAAATGATTCATTGTCAGCATCTTCCCTCCAGAACTATGCTTTTTCTTTCAAATCTCAAAATGTAAACAAATCATATCTTGATTCTAGAGGCAAACTTTTGACTGGTGCTTCATATTCGCCTATAATTTTTCCAGGAAATCTCTCAGGAATAACAGCATCTGCCAGTGGTCCAACGGGAACAAATGAAGTTGTTTCGTGGTATTTATTATCTCAGCCATATACGGAAACACTCACAATCACACAGCAGAATGGGATTCTAGGTGTAGTTCCGGTTACTAGCGGGAATACTTTAGTTTTTACTCCGAATTTTCCAAATTTAGGAGGAGCTAAAGGATCTTATGTTGGGATTGGATTTTATTCAGGATCAGGAGGATGGAATGACACATATTCGTCAACAGGGCCTACTGCTAGCAGAAATTTCCTTCTCTCCGGGGAATCTGTTAGCTTTACTGCATATTGTGTATCTGATACTTATTCAGGGTATGGCTACCCTTCCAGCCCTTCCAGCTTTTCTGACACTTCAAACTATAATGGGTTTGGCTATATCGGATATGGAGGGACATCAGGAACTGTCAATAGAGTAGTTAATCTCCCATTCAAAGCTCAAGCAATGGATTTTACCATTTATAGGCCAGCTACGGGAGGGGGATTTACAGGGGGAATTGGTGTTTATTGGAGAGCTTATAGTACTGGAATAACCCCAGGAACAACTAGCACAGTAAATACAGGAGGATCAGGAGGCTTTTTTACTATACCTGATATATATTAAACAGTAAACCATTAAACCTAAATGTCAGATCTAAAGATATTAAAAATAGATAGAGGCGATTCTCAAAAAACTCTAATAGATAAGGTAAATTATAATTTTTCTAGTATCGTTTCTTTTGGAGGAGGACCTTATGGAAAAACTGGAAAAGCGGGGACTCAGGGGGATCAAGGTGGTATTGGACCAACTGGGTCTTATGGAGATCCGGGTGTAAGAGGTCAAACCTGGTTTGTTGGAGCCAACAATCCTACCAGTCCAATCCAGGGGGATCTGTGGTTAAATACAGGAAATTATAATACTGTCTATAAATATGAGAGTTCTTCCTGGAATTTATACGATCTAAATCTAAGAGCACAAGATGTTTTTAGAATCTATACTCCGATAGTATCCGGATTTTCTAATTCTGGGTATTTCAATTCTTCAGTAAATCCATTAAACTATACTCTTGTATTATCGGACTCCTCTTTTTCTCTTGCTGGAAACAGTCTAAATGCTTTTAACCCGCAGTCCAGTAAGGTTGTTATCTCTACGAATAGTCTGATAGCTCAAAGAAAAATTTTAGAATTCTCTAAATCAGATTCCGACTCATTAGCATTTTCTAAATCACCATCTTTTTATTGGGTGGTTGGACCAACAACAGGTAAGGAAACATGGGAAACTGGAACCCCTGCTACTAGTGGAAATTATGGATTGATCTTAAATTCTCCTGAAGGATTTCTAGTTAATAGTAAAAAATCATTTAACATAAATTCCTCTTCCAATTTTTATTCGTATTCAAATGGAATCTCTATAAACACGTCTTCAAATTCACCTATTGTGTTTAATTCTGGATCTTATTTTAGCCTTTCGCTTTCTGGTGGAGTTTTAAAATTATCATCTTCTAATCTATACGCATCATCATCTAATATATTAAACTATTCAGGAGCATTTCTTTATAATAATTTATACGATAACTCTAGAGACTCTAAAGCTTTTAGAATAAGTAGTTCAGGAAACACTTCAAATTTAATAGTTAATAATTCTCTGGCTCCAAGCAGAAATTCTACTCTTCTCCATATAAGGGACACCTATTACGGAAATGACGTTTTAAAATTATATTCAAATGGTGATCTTTACGCTTTAAGAAAATTTAATGCAATCCAAAATCCAGTATGGGTTAATAACGGGGGAACATCCTCAGTGGAGTTACCTGGAACTGGTGGGAGTCCGAGTCTGCCAAAAAGTACTGTATATTGGCTTAATGTTGTTCCTTCGGTAGCTAGTGGAGGAACTGGACCTTTTGAAAGCTGTCTTTTCTGTAGCTCTGGTACTGATTTTATAGTGGATCCTGCTAACTATGGACCTAATGTCAATCTTGGGATATCTTTATGGACACCAGCATATTCTTCAAATTCTATGGACTCTGTATCAAATGGAGGATGGCTTAATCTTTTAAATGATCTGGAATCGATAACTTTTACCGTTAGAATGAAAACTCCAGGAAGATATTTTAGATTCGTTGGGTTAAATACAAATACTGGATTAACCGGAGCGCCTGATGGAGCTGGACCTACTGGTCCTGCTGATACATATGGAAATTATCAAGTTCATATGCTTTCTGCAACAGGAGCTCCTGGTGCAACAAATATAGAATTCACAATACTTAATTTATCAAATGGAGTTGCTAGATCGCAAACTGATAGATGGTTTAAAGTCTACTATTCAGCTTACGGTGGTCTTTCTTCGGCTACTGGAAGTTCAGAATATAGCGTTTCGGGTGTTTTGTGTAAGAATGGAACAATAACTTATATTTAAAATAGATATGCACTTTAATACAAAATATATTTTTCAGGGGGATTCAGAGGATGAGATTGTCAGAAAGACCAATTATAATTTTGGTCAGATTATATCTTTTGCTTGTGGTGTGGACGGACATTTTGGACCCAAAGGATCAACCGGACAAATTGGGCCTTCCGGTAAGAAAGGGGCGGCCGGAATTTCCGGTCCAAGAGGATCTCTTTGGTTTAGACAAAATTTACAACCGGATTCCAATTTAATAAATCCTGGGGATCTATGGATAGACACCTCAACTTTATATGGAGCGGTTAATTCTTTAAGTGCTACCGGAGCCTGGAATCCTACTGGATACTCTGTTTTATTTTCTCCTTATTTTAAAACGTACGATGGTGTACTTGGACCTGGTCGTTTTTTTGATAAATATGCTATAGGTTTAAGCAATTCTGGTAAATTAATAGAGAGCGAGACAAGTTTGGTTTTTAGTGACAAAGATGTTTCTTTATTAGACTCTAATCCAAACAGAAGCAAATTAGTCATTTCAACTTTAGATCAATCTAGTAAACCTATATTATCTTTTATTAAGTCGAATAGAGTGGTGTCAGGTGGACCTTCTTTTTATTGGACCTCCCCAGGATCTTACTCTTTAACTTTTAAAACAGATTCAGACCTTTCAATAAACTCTCTCTTTTCAGCTAATTTATTTGCTCTAGGTCCTACTGGGAGTCCGAGTCTTTTAGCCAGTCCATCCCTAAGCTTTTCTGGAAATTCTATGTCATTTTCTCAGTTAAGCCCTACCGGGGGAATTTATTTTAGCGGGACTGGAGATTTTTCTTTATATTCAAACACCACAGTTGGATCAGGTTCAAATTTTGTAGTGAATTCCAATTTGATTTCAATCAGCTCCTCATATTTCAGTCTTTCTGCTTCATCCGCAGAATCCTCTTGGGTAGATATAAGCAGCACGGGGGGTACCCCAGGGGTTGGGTCTTATATTATGAATATTTCTAAAACCCCAACAACAAGTTTACCTAGCTCTACAGTTACTTCAGGAACATATCCAACTGTTTTAATTGATGCTAGTAAAAATAATTATGCACTAAATGTCTCACAGAAATTTACAGGTGGGGCTACCGCTTATACTATTTTTTCTTCTAGCCCCAGAAAATATGAGGTCTATTCAAATGCAGAGATCATAAACAAGCCTTTTGTTTCCCAAACGAAATTTGGTGCTATAAACCCCAGTGCTACCGGGGGAACCGGCGGACCTTATTTTTATCATGTTAAAAAGGTTTCAAGGGTTTATCAATTTTCTCCCCTTAGCTATCTGGGAACCATTGATTATTATAGCAAAGCAACTGCCCAATATGTATATTATGGACTTGACCTTTCCAATCCAAATTATTGGCTCGGTAATGATATTATAGTACTTAGTCAGCGTTTGGTATTTGGTGCGGTTTCAAACCCCTATATAAAAATACCAGGGTCTGAGATATTCTCTTACGGTGGATTCGAATCGAATAAAACTTATCGTATTATATTTGACGCTAACAACCCTTATTACACTTACTATAATACTCAAAGAAATACATATTCGATCGGAAGATTTAGAGGACTTATGTGGCAATCTTCCGCTGGGATATATCGTTTATCTTTTCCTTCTCGTATAGGTGTAGCAGGTTCTTATGGTGCTCATTATGTTGATATTACTTATGTGGACATTCCAGGATTAAGCCAGGGAAAAAGAGTTCTTTATAAATTATCTACCGGATCTGCTGGTTTTGCAATATTGGGCAATCAGCTTTTTGTAGAATAATGGGAATAAGAATAAAAAATAGACAATAAACAAAAAAGAGATAAATATGATAAATCTAACAAAAAAAGAAAAGAAAGAGATCCTCAGATTTTCTAGTAATTATATAAATCTTCACAATGAAATAGTGAAGGTAGAAAGTGAAATAAAAAACCTAGAAGAAAGATCATCTGAGCTTATCCAAGATCTCGAAGCTTGCAGAGAAGAGGAGTCAAGATTCATGGAAGCACTAAATAAAAAATATGGTGAAGGCCAAATAGATCCGATGAGTTTGTGTTGGAGCCAAAAAAAATTGATACAAAATGACTTATAAAAACGAAGAAGGAACCATTAAATTTCTATCTAGCAGGCTCTTCTTAATAATTGCTATAGCGATTTTAATTATGCTGCTGCTAAGACAGTGTAAAGCAACATCATCGGCAGAAGCTGAAGCAAAAAGGGAGCATAACAACTATTTAGCCGAAATGGATAGCGTTAGATTAATTTCAAAAAGTAAAGATAAAGTTGTATACGAAAAATCCGCATTTGAAAGAAAGGTTTCTGAATTAACACAGAAAGAAAAGGATCTAATACATCAGCTTGAACTTAAATCTAATGGAAAGGGAACAACACCAAAAACTGTTATTCAAACGGTTACCCAATATGTTGACACTTTTAGAAATATTGCAAGTAGTGTAGTCGAGGATACTAGCGGAGGGACATCTTTGACCTTTAAATACGAACCAAAATTGCCGGGTAATAATAAATTCTCTCTTACTGGTAAAACCCCTTATGTTATAGAATTTACAAGAAATCAAAAGGACACTGCAGAAGTTTTTGCTAAACTTAATCCAGGAAATACCGAGGTGTCCATGTCGCAGAATATTGATCTAGTAACTGGAATTTATAGGGATCCTAAATCAAAAAGACTTATGACTCGTGTTAGTACAACATATCCTAATATGACTTTCAGTAGCATAAACTCTTTTGATATAACCGATAATCCAGATACCAGAGATATTATGAAGAAAGCTAGAAAAGAATGGGGCGTAGGATTTACCATTGGATATGGAATAGCAGGTTCTTCAACAGGAATAAAAACAGGACTTATACTCGGTATTGGTCTTCATTATACGCCAAAGTGGCTTCAATTCTGAAAATAATTAAAACTGAATGTCTTATAGCACAACCTCTAAATTTGTTCAACTTACTCCGTATTTACTTATGGAGTACATGTATGCTTCTACACCCACGCCAGAGGCTCACTTCACCAATACCGGAACAGATGTAGTTGGGTATGATAAATTGGTGAATGGATTTAGAGGAAATTCTATCCAGATATTTAACCCTAAAACAAACTTTTCTATAACTCAGAATTCACCACAGAATAGTGTGGTTAAGATATCTGAAAATTCTTTCGTTACCCTTGATTCGAATTTAATTATTCCGTTTAATGATTACTCTGAAAATTTAACTAAATCGGATAATCTGCCGGTTAATTTCCAGTACAATCTTAGTGTTGTTTATGATAGCATTAGATACCATTTAAGAGCTGGATATGTGCTTCAAAATATAGATGGTATCATACTAGGTGTTGAGTATCAAGATGCTAATACAGACTATGTTACGATGTCTCAGATCCTTTTAAAGAAGGGAACTGAGCAAGATTATGTGCTCAATCCGAATCCAGTTACAATTGGAGCTGATATTTATGACAAGTATTTTGAAATAAAAATACCATCTCTTAAGAGCATGAATGACACTTATCTGTCAACTGCTCCAGCTTTTCAACCACAATCACTTGGAGCTTTATTAAGTGGCAGCGGTAATGGTTTTTATTATGGAGCTCCAATGAGAATATCTGTTTGGCAGGTACAGAGCACGGATAGTTATGATGGATATGCTAGATACAACTGTGCTCGTGCTGCTCTTTTATCCCTCGAGGAGCAAGATCCATTTGGGAATATTGGTGCTGTTATACAAGAGTCTGATAAAGGTCAATTCTTCGAGTACTTTGCTACAGATAGCGATGGCTTTATAGAGGATTTTATACTCTTCCAGAATTCAATAGGAAACAGCTACTATATAAATCATCAGATAGAAGTTTTAGAACAAATAGGAGCAGCTCTTATAGAGACATCTAAATTTGATTCGGTTCAAACCACAGCCTATGATAGTCCTAGCTATTATAGACCAATAGTTAGAAATGCTGCCTATTCATCTGCTTTTGTTCTAAGGTACACAATGTCTTTAGTTAATAGCAAGGATCAAACCAGAACAGTTAGAGTTGCAACCTACACCTCCGACGATCCTGCAAAATGGGGGATGACAATAACACCTATACAGTTAAGTAAATATCCTCAGATCCAAAAAATTTACAATAGAATATTCAGTCAACCTCAGATAAAACTTGGCGGATCTAATACACCGCAAAGTAAAGAGGTTTATAAATTTACCAATGTTTTCATCCAGCAATACTACGTTACTGCCTCTATGAGTAATCTAGCTCTTCAGGATGGTGTTCTCACCGAAGATTCAAGTTCTTCTCAGAATCTAGCTTTAGGGAATGGAAAATTGACTATATCCATTTCACCTTTTGATAATTATTACAAATTTAAATTTCTTAAGGGTGGAACAGATGGAGATGCAGTTGCAATGGATTTAAGTAGTTCCCCTTATTATATTTCTTTTATAGATGATAGTGGGAAAAAGAGCTATATACCATCACTTTCAGATACCACTATAGCAGTTCCTTCTATGGGGGAGCTGGCTTTTAAAGTTGATGAATCTAATTCTGCTAAAATTATTCAATTTTCAGATGATAGATTTTTTATTACCAGCGGAGGAGGAAATTCAACAGGAGCAACTGCAGGAACAAATCTAATGGGAGTTGCGGGTGCGACAGGAGCGAGCGTATCGTCCGCGGTAGCGCAGAGTTCGAGCGCCAGCGTAATGTATTGGGGTTACTGGAAAGAGCACGGGGATTCAGATCCTGAGGTAACAACTAACGCTATTAAAGAAGCTAACTCTTTAGCCAATCCACAATTAATAACTATTAAACAGACAGGAACTAGTTCTAATAAAGGAGCAACTGGATCCTCACAGACAGGAAGCTCCGGAGATATAATGTACCTAAGTGAAAATCCAACCGATTTTACGGAGGTTTCAAATAGCGCGGGATCAACAATAACGATTAAACAATCTGCAACACAGACCCAAACAGGGAAGGCTCCTGATCCTATAGTTATTTACGAAAAAATTGGAACTGGAGTTAATTCGGCAGGAATGATTGAACCGATAGTGGTTAAACCCCCTAAACCCATTATACAAACAATAAAACCAGCATACGTTCCTCCCACAGTAACAGCATACACCAAAGGTGGAAGTGTAACTGCTATACCAAATGAAGAAGTTTAATAGATGATACTAAATCCCAGATTAAATAGTTTTTATTTCAATTTTCCTAAAGGATTCTTTAGTGAAAGAGTTGTTTCCAAATATGAGAAATATATTAAAAAACAACCTATTCCATTTGATAGCGTTCAGCAATACGTAAACAGCACTATACAGTCAATAGGTGTCCCTGGGATGGCTATAGATTCAGTTGAGCAGATAAGACAATTTGGGAAGAGAATTAGCTACAAAAGCTCAACACCTATACAGGATCTTTTCTCAAAGGATTTCACCATAAATTTTAAAAACACTGATGGTTTTATCAATTATTTCATAATGCTAGATACCGTGTTGGACTTTTTGAACTTTGAAAATCCACAGGTCAGAATCCCAGCTCTTCCGCTTAGAATAATGGACAATGAGGGTAATGTAGTAGTTTCAGTGACCTTTTTAGAGGTTATCTTCTCAAGCTTTTCTAATATGGATCTAAATTATTCTAATAATAATGCCACACCTCAATCCTTTAGTGTTGGGTTTAAATGTAACTATATAGACATAGTTCTTGAATCCAAATAAGATATATAGAATAAATAAAAACTAAAAACATGAGAACTTTTAGCGAAAAAATAAACGAAATGAAGTACTCCCAGCCTTTTGGGGATCAAAAAGTACAGATGAAAAATCTTTTGGTTGCTGCAGCAGGTAATGACCAAAGAGTTTTGAATGATATAGTGGAGTGCATGACGGAAGAGCAAATGAAAAAGTGTTTCGAAAAACTTTCTAAAACTTACGGATACGTTGGCGAATATGGCCAAATAGTAAATCCCTCAATGTAATGAATAAAATGGAACATCTCAGGGAATTTGATTTTTTTTCTATGGGTAAACAGCAATCACCTGACGAAAATAAGCTCGGGCTTTTTATAAGAAATAATTATAGTAGAATAGCTTCGACATTTAGTCATATAGGGGAAGGTCTTAATATAGATGATATTGAGGCTCAGACTGATCTCATGTTTATTGTTAGCTATAGCCCACCCCATGAGGAGATGCCATCCAGAATTTCTTATCTTGTAGATGCCATAACAGAAAGAATGAAATCTCTTATAGGTGACCCAATGTTATCTTGGAGATTTGGCCATGACGATCCTTTTACAATCAGATTTATACTGAGTAAACCCCTTTAAATGTTAAGCACTTATCAAAATACAGTAGGCATAGATTTCTCCATAAATTCTCCGGCTTTTTGCTGTTTTAAGGATGGAAAATACATTTGGGGATCTTTAACAAGATCTGATAGATCTGCAGAGTCACATTTAAAAAATTCAAAGAAGCCTTTTTCTGTTCTTGATTCTGAAGATGATTTTAATATTTATTTTCTTGATAAAAAAGAACTTCCTGAAGACTACACAGGAAGGGAAAGAATTAAGATAGTTTATTTCTTAGATATAGTAGAATCCTTCTGGAGCAGCATATTAGAAGTTATGGGAGACTGTGAATTTTCAGTGGCAATGGAAGGACTTAGCTTTTCATCAAACGGAAATTCTTTAATCGACATTTCGATGGCTACTGCTCTTCTAAGAGAAAAGATAATTAATAGGGTAGGCGTTGAAAATTTTTATGTTTTTTCTCCCACCGCTATTAAAAAATATGCCCTTAAGGGGAATGCAAAGAAAGATGAACTTTATGAGACTCTTTGCAATTTAAAAGACACTGAAACAAATTTAGAGAAATTTACTAGTATATTAGAAGTCAATAAATCTGAGTGGATAACACCAGCTAAGGCTATAAATAAACCTATTGACGACATTGTGGACGCAACCTGGATAAACTTGTATTTAAAAAATCAATTAAAAGAAATTAATGGAAAACTTGAAGCAAAACTTGAACCAATTCTCAACTAACACCTCCTCTACCCAATCCCGCACTAACAATCAAGATCATCCCAGATCTACGGAGGAAATCGAATCATCAGTATTCTCAACGTCTTTTTGCAAAAAAGAAATATCCAAAAGGGTAAGTTGCAATTCCTGTGCTATGTCCAAGAGTTTAGAACACATTGATTGAACAAAAATATAACTTAGTAAATAATAAAGGAAACAAAAGTAAAACAAAAAGTAAAAAAACAAAAGTAAATTTTATGAGTTTAGACATTTTCAACCTCGACGCAGACTCTTTAGTAACTAAGAGCGCATCAAACAAATCAGGAGATTTAGAATTTTACAAACCTTATCCAGAAGACGGAAAGGACGGAGTTTACAAATCTTTAATTAGATTTATTCCAAATCCAATCAATCCGGCTAAATCAAAAATCCACAAGTACTACGTTTACTTAAAGGATCCAGTTTCTGGAAACAGTTTTTCTGCTGACTGTCCTTCAACAGTTGGTAAGAAGTCAATTTTAAAAGATCTTTTCTGGAAGCTTAAGAATTCTCATTCTGCAGCTGATCAGGAGCTTGCTAAGCAGTTTTCTAGGAAAGAGGATTACTATTCATTGGTTCAAATCGTTCAGGACAAAAACAAGCCAGAACTAGAAGGAAAGATTATGATCTTCAAATTTGGTAAAAAGTTGAACGATCTTATTGAAGCACAACTTCAACCAGAGTATGGAGAAAAGTGTAATCCTTTCGATCTTTTTGAAGGAAGAGAATTTGCAGTTCATACTAGAAAAGTAGGCGAGTGGAACAACTACGATCTTTGCTCTTTCGTCGGAGAAAGAACCCCGATTAAAATCAGCGGTACTCAGATGAAGAAATCCCAAGATGACATGAACACAATTTTGGAGTATCTTAAATCTGCTCCCCAAAACTTATCATCTTTTGATTATAAAGATTGGGATGATGAATTAACCGAAAAGGTTATGAGTGTTATTAGAAACACAGTTCCAGAAGCTAGAATCGTTAACGAAATAGTTGGATCAGTTTCAAATTCTTCTAGCTCATACAGCGAGCCTGCTAAAAGAGAAAGCTCGCCAAGTTCTGAAATTTATTCAGACGTGGTAAGCAACACTAAAGCACCATCAGCTCCGAAAAAAGAGGAATCTACAAAAGGCTCTTCATTATCTTCATTAGAAGATCTTTACAGCGATCTTTAATAAACAAACACCTAATGGGACAGTTCCAAGGACTGTCCCTTTTTTAATTTTTTATGGATTTATCTAGAATAGAAGAGTTAGTTAATTCAGTCCTTTCTAAGGAATTCCCTGGAGATCCTGCTAGGCAAAGGGTTTACAAAGGAGGTAATAGACTGAATTTTTGCTGTCCTTACTGTGGGGATTCTGTAAAAGATCCTAAGAAGAAAAGGGGGAACTTTTATTTAGATACCCTATCTTATAAATGTTATAATGGCGGATGTGGTATATTCAAAGATTCACTTAACTTCTTTAAAGATTTTCACGTCCAAAATAAATTAAGTGGAGAGGAGCGTGAGGAGATTAGAAAAATAATAGAGGAAAATCACGCAAGGAGAAAACCAATCTACGGAAAAATTGATATTGGGGTTTTCTTTGAGAATGATATAAATGAAATTGTTATACCTAGGGATTTCTTTATGAAGACTTTGGGACTTCAAGATGTAAAGGATTCAAAGATTTCCAACTATATCCAAAGAAGATGTCAGCCTCTAGATTCAAGATTTGCCTGGGATTCTAAAAGGGAGAAGCTATACCTTTTTAATCTAACCCCAGACAATAAAATTCTTGGTCTTCAAGTTAGAAACATGGAATCGGTTAAGGGGGGATCTAAATATTTAACATACAAACTCAGTGGAATATATGAGAAAATACTTAGACAAACAAATCCTGAAATTTTAGAGAAAGCTAGAGAGGTCGATCCTATCTCAAATGTTTTTGGAATAGGATTTTTAGATTTCAATAGCATTATTACTATATTTGAAGGCCCTATGGATTCTTGGTTGTGGGGCAATTCAACTGGACTCTGCTCTCTTGAGAACAGATTTCCATTTGACCTAGACAATAAAAGATATTGGTACGATTGGGACAAAGCAGGAATCCAAAAATCAATGGATCTTCTTTCAAAGGGTGAGACTGTTTTTAATTGGGGAAAATTTTTAGAAGAGAATGATATAACTAAAAACAGAAAATGGGATTTAAATGACCTGGTAATTCATTTGAGATTTACTGGCAAAAAGATAAAAAGATTCGATAACTATTTTACAAACGAGATACTTGACCTTAGATATTTTATTAATTGACGATCCAAATTCAGGAATGGATAGAACTGGGGAATGGGAATCCCAGCTAGATCATAGATCTGGTCCTAAACTTAAATTCCCAGTAAAGATCAGAGAGGAATCATTTGGAAGTGTTGATGTTTCTTTTGATGATCCCAATGTTTCAAATCCAGTTAAAAAGAAAGGCGAAATCGAAAAGAAACCAAAAGTGGTAGAAATAGGTAAGAAGAAAAGAGATAACAAATCAAAACTATTCTAATGTCGGAAGAAAAAAAAGACTTTAATAAAATATTTGAAGACGAAAGGCTTGAATGGAAAGAAAAGATCCAAGGTATCGCATTAAATCTGAAGAGCATTCAAACAGTTGCTAAAGCCCAGATAGATCTTTTCAGTCAAAGACAAATTCTTTTAGAATATAGCTACAAGCTAGCTTCTATAATTGCAAAGCTCAATTCAAAATATAATGCTGACAAGGCAAAGAAGATGAAGGAGTACTCTGAAAAAAGCGATGTCAGATACGGATCGAACGAAAAGATGCTTTTAATCGAAGGGGATCTAACCGAGATTTCTGAAAAAATAGATCTTGTTGAGAATCATAGAAAATTCATAGATCAAACCGTGCAGACGGTTGATCATATGCTATATGGTATACGCCAAAGAATATCATTAGAGGAATATCTAAGAGGTGGATCTATTAAATAGACGGACTTTTATTCCATATAAAAGATATATAATATAAAAATTATATACAGTGGATAATTATTATGTTTATGTTTATTTAGATCCAAGAAAACCTGGAAATTGGGCTTACGGGAAGTATATCTTTGAATATGAGCCTTTTTATGTAGGGAAGGGTAGGAATTTTAGAAGCAGAATACATTTACAGAAAGTTAAACGCGGGAAATATTCGAATCTTCCTAAGTATCATATAATTAAAAAAATACTGGATTGCGGATTGGAGCCGGTAATAATTAAATATAGTGAGAATCTTAATGAGAAAGATTCATTTTCCATAGAGAATGAAATGATAGTGACAATAGGTAGATTTGATTTAAAAAATGGACCTTTAAGAAATCTTAGTAATGGTGGGGAGGGAAATGGAAATAGATTCTTTACGGAGGAGCATAGAAAAAATCTGGGGCTTTCCAAAAAAGGTATTCTTACTGAAAACCAATCAAAACATTTAAAAAAAATTCATGAATCAATGAAGGGTAACAAAAGAACCCTTGGATTCAAATTTTCTCAAGATAGTATAAATAAAATGATAAAATCTAGAAGTAAGCCTGTTATTCAAATGGATATGTCCGGAGCTTTTATTAATGAGTTTGAATCAATTAAAGAGGCACAAGAAAAAACTGGGGTTTGCTCTATTTCTAAAATTTTAAACGGAAGGGGTAAAAGTGCAGGTGGATTTTTATGGTCTTATAAAAATAAAGAATAATTAATGCTTAAATTTCAAGTTTCAGAAGATCAACAGTGGATGGTTCTTATAGAATCTCCAGATGAGATCGAGAAGAAACAAATAGAAATATCGCTGACGAAGAAGATCCACAACTTCTATTTCCACCCTCTAGTCAAAAAGAAAATTTGGGATGGAAGTGTTTGCTTTGTTGATAAAAAGGGACCTTTTATGAGAGTCCCTATTGGTCTTTGGAGAGAGCTAATGCAAATTGGAGAAGACTACAAAATAAAGATAGAGATAGAAGGTTTAGATGATCTTATTCTGAAAGATTTAACCCTTGATGACTTTACCCTATGGGTAAATGAATTTTTTTCTGACTCTAAAATGGAGCCACGTGATTATCAGATAGAGACAGCCTGGAAATTGATCAAATATAGATACTCTGTTTCTGAAGTTGCTACATCGTCAGGAAAAACCCTAATCTCCTTTATGATCTTTGCTTATCTTAAAAGTAAAGGACTTATACGTAAGTTTATGATGGTTGCCCCTAATAACAATCTAGTTATTCAGGGAACGGAAGACTTTGATGATTATGGGTTGGAAAAGCTTGGGGTTAAGATCCAACAGATAGGTGGGGGAAATAAGCTTAGACAAGGATGTGACCTAATTATAGGAACCTTCCAATCTTTAGTAAAACAGGATCCAGAGTTTTTTGAAGAGGTTGATGCAGTTTTTGTGGATGAAGCCCATCACACCAATTCAATGTCAATTAAGAAGATCATGTCTAATTGTATGCACTCTAGGTGGAGATATGGACTTACTGGAACCCTAACAAAAAGGGGAACCGCCGATTATCTAACAATTCAGCAATTTCTAGGTCCTTTAATGGTCGAGATCCCGCCAAGCTTTCTTTTTGATAATAATTATGCTACCCCAGTTTCAATTAAAATAGTGATGCTAGATTGGTTGGATCAGGAGTACAAAGATAAATTAGCAGAACTGAAGACGAATCACAACAACCTTGAGGGGAATGATGTTTACAACATAGAGAGAAAGCTTGTTATTGAAAGCAAGAAGAGACTTAATTATGTTGTTGATTTTATCACAAAAACTTCCAAGAACTCTTTGGTTCTCTTCCAATCAGTAAAGGATGAGTACGGAAAGCAGATCTGGAATCTTATAAGGGAAAAAACTAGCGATAAAGAGGTGTTTTACGTGGATGGCGACACCGACGAGAGTTTAAGAGAAGAATATAAGGGTCGAATGGCAGCGGGCGGTAATAAGATCCTAATAGCCACATACGGCACATTTGCTACTGGTATATCAATTAACAATATTCATAATATATTTCTGGTTGAATCATATAAGAGCGAGGTCCTAATTAAGCAGAGCCTAGGAAGAGGGATGAGAAAGATGGAGGGTAAGGAGAAAGTTAACGTAATAGACTTTGTAGATGACTTCAGTAGTAGCAAATATCAAAACTATTTAGTTAAACATGGGGAGGTCAGACTCCAGATTTACAAAAAAGAGGGGTTTGAGTATAAAATTTTTAAAGTTAAACTCTAGCCAGGGGATATATATAGAAAAATAGAAGTTCCCAATGAGAATTAAAAAATTCGAGGCTTTTTCTGAATCCATTAGTGAATCTAGCAGGTATTATTCAAGAGGGAGATCTTCAGAATATGCACCATCTGATAAAGGAAAAACCAAATTTAGCAGATGGATGAGGGGAATGTCATCTGGTCTTAGAAGTGACATTGAATATAGAAAGGGAGATTCTTATCAAAATAGTGGGGAAGATCCTGTTAACATAGCAAAAAATGTTTTTTCTTTATTTGGTAGATTGATATTCAGTGCTGGTGCTGCCGTAGCTGATTTCTTCTCAACTGGGGATAATAAAGACACATTTGCTAAGATGTCTAAAGATAGAGTGGAGCAGAAGAAAGATGATGTTTTAGATAGCTGGGAAGCTAAAAACATTAAAGGAAAAAATGTAACCCAAAAGGATGCCCAAGATTTCTACACCTCTGGTGTTTTAAAAGGGAAAGGTTATTTTGGCAAGGGATACGACCCGGAAAATCCTAAGAATGGAGACGAAAGAGTTTACAGCGACTATTTAAGTGGAGCTATGGAAAGATATTATGACAGATTAAGGCCCTATGAAAAGTAAGATTTTAAATTTTTCTGGATTCTCTAAAATCTTCGAGGGCGGTGCTGCTATAAAAAGCTCAAGAAGAATTAGAGAGGCTGAATTTTCTTTAACAATGGAAAACATTAAAAATATATTATTCCCTCTATTAGAGATAGATCCAAATTCAGAAGGAACCAATTATGTTGTTATTGGAAGTATAGGGAAGAAAGAAAATCCAGACGATACGTCTGGTGACCTTGATATTGGGTATAATGGAAATTGGTTTTCCCAAAAAGAGGGGATTGGATATAAGGAATGTGCTAAGAGAGTTTTTGATATACTCGATGCTGAGCTAGAGGAATCTCTTGGATTTAAACCGGAGATCAGATTAATGTCAGGACTTAATATAGTTAGTTTAGGCTGGCCAATAGAAGGAGATCCAGGTAAAGGTGAGGTTCAGTTAGATCTTATTCCTTTATCAGATATGACATGGTCTAAGTTTATCTACTATTCTCCTGATTACAAAAAGGGTGAAAGCAAATATAAATCTGCTCACCGTAACTGGTTATTAGCAGCTATATTATCAGCTAGAGCCGAAGTTATAAACACAGATGATGAAGGTCAGGTTATGGATTACGAAACACCAGTACTGATTTTAAGTGATGGACTATTCTGGCACACTAAATCATACAGAGGAAAGATTAAAGCAAGACTTAAAAATGCAGCTAAAATTCCGGGTAGTGAAAGATTCGTAACTAATAATCCCCAGGAGTTTATAGATTTCGCATTAGGTCAGGGATACTCTCAGAATGACGTTAAAACATTTGAGGATGTGTTTAAGATTATCACATCGCCTAATTTTGAATTGAGAGATCAGCTTCCTCACATCAAAACTAAATTTTTGGAATATCTAACTAGAGTTGGATTACCAGTTCCGAGTGAAATAAATACAATATAAAGTAATAAAGTTTTAAAATAAAATTATGTCAGGAATCGTTCATTTATATGATCTCTATAACAAGAAGGGCAAGGAATTCGTAGATAAGCTTTTGAACTCATACGTGACTGTGAATGAGAAGATGGATGGTTCTGCATTTATTTTTGAAAGAGATATTGAAACTGGTAAATTTCTTTTTTACAAAAGGGATCAAAGAAATCCAATTACACTCGTTGATAGAACTCTTATGAAATATTACGAGAAGCCTATAAACTATATCGAGTCTCTTCCTCCTCACGTAATTCAAAAGATCCCTAGAGGATGGAGATTTGGCTTAGAGTATTTTTCAAGTAATAATCCAGTTGAAATTGTTTACGATAGGGTTCCTAAAAACAATCTTATCCTTTCCTATGTTCACAGAAAAGATTTAAGTGGAAATGCACAGGGTACTATACAAGATAAAGAGAAGCTTGATACTTGGGCAGATCTTATTGGTGTTGAAAGACCTCCGATAATTTTCCAGGGAGAACTTGATGAAAATCAAAAATCTCAGATTATGAATTTTCTTCAAACCCCATTTGAAGACCTTGTGAATGAATATAAAACTAGAAGCTTTGTTGCATTCATAATTGGGGTTCTTAATCCTGAGCTTAAAACTACTGCTTTAAACCACGATTTAGAAAAACCTATCGAAGGTATAGTATTTAGATTTGGTAAGGATGTTGAAGAAGGCGAACCAGTTTTATCTAAGATGGTAAATCCGGTTTTCACTGAGCTAGCTAAATCTAAGGCCAAGAAGAAAAGAGAGGATAAGCCGAGTGATTTCTTAGGTATAGCTATATTAGACGTTATGAATTTCATCTTAGAGAATGGTGTAGATTCATTCTCAATGGACGGTGAAACTGAAGACGAAAGATATGTTTCTTTTATGTCTGATGTTTTTTCTAAATTTCTTGACGAGTATTCTTCTAAATATAAAAATGCAGATTTCCAAGAACCGGAGTATCTTAAGAGAGATGACTTTAGGTTAAACAAGGGAATGATCAAAGACAAACGTGTTTTAAAGTATGTTGATCTTGATGAATCATTTGAATCCCTATTTAAGCTGATTCTTAATTCTTTCAGAAAGATAAAAAAGAGACCAGGTGGAATAATCACACAATCGATTATGGATCAATTCAATTCTCTAGTTTCTCAGTTGGAGAAAAGAATATCAGGAAAGAAAGAGAAGAATGTTTCAGAGTCTGTTTCTTTACCTTCATTTTTAGACTTTAAAAAGAGTCTGGGAAGAAGAAAGATAGATTATTTAACTGTCGAGAGTGAAGATGTTAGTGAGGTCGAAAACGAGGAAGATGGAGAATTCTATTCATATAATGAATTTATTTCAGCTATTGAAAAAATAGACACATCAAGAAAACCTAAACTCACTGAAGATTCTAAGAAGGATGAGAAGAAGGAAGATAAAGAGGAAAAGAAAGAGCTTGAACCGGTAAATGTTATTCTTGGAAGATTTCAGCCTTTCCATAATGGTCATTTAAAAATGGCTACCTTTATGAAGGAGAAAAACAATCTCCCTTGTATAATAGCAGTAGTTCACCCAGGGCACAGTAAGTCTAAAAAATCTCCATTTAGTTTGGATTTAGTTAGAAAATATATGGAGAGTTTAGTCAGAGAGAAAGAGAGTTTAATAAAAGGTTTTTATATAGTAAACAGAGGATTATTAGGAATTGCTTATGGTGCAGCTAAAGAACATGGATTTATTATAAAAGCTATAGGTGCAGGCGATGATAGAGTTGATGACTATAAAAAACAAGAAGAGTATCTCAAAAAGCACGGAAGTGATTTCCCACAAGAAATAAAAATCATAGAAACTCCAAGATCTGCATCCTCTACTGACGTGAGAGAGAAGTTGAAAAATGAGGATTTTCTGGGATTTAAAAAAATGGTTCCTGCTTCTGTTGCATCTTTCTATCAGTCTTTCGTTACTGCATTAAATGATGTTGAACTTAAAGAATCTGATGAATTAAAAAAACCAAGCGCTGAAAGTCTAACAGAAGGGGAAAAACCAAAAAGAAGAGCACTAAAAAAATCTAAAAATAATAAACAAGAGGATGAAAATATTAAGATTTAATGAATTCAATTCAGGTCTTTATGAATCTGATGGATTTGGAACTTCGCCATTTTTACTAAAAAAAGTTAGTGATGTTTACCACTACTTCTTTAATATAGAGAGCGAAGATGAGAAAGGCCATATGGGATATCATTTAACCATAGGAAAATATTCAGATAAAGAAATGATCACAGGTGCTAAAAATTCATATTGCGTTTTAGCTCTAAATCAAATCTCTCCGGAAATTATAGAGGATCTTGCAATTGACAAAGAGGAGATTCCTGATCAGCATGATGAAAAATTCGAAGCTTCAGGCGGTGAAGTTTCTAGACTTATGGAAATTTGTTCTAAATGTATTTTGAATTATTTGGAATTGAATCCAAAGGTGAGTAGAATCTACGATGAAATCCAACAAAATCTTTCTTTCCAAGGTAAAGGAACCTATATTGAATATATGAAATCTATAGTTATTTCATATCTAGGTGAAAATTGGAGAGTTCAAGAGGGATCTACAAAAAATTCGGTGTTAATTAGCAGATAGGAAACAAAGGGTTTTTTGACACATATAATATAGATTAAAAAAAACAATTAATTATGGAAACGTTTGAAAAAATGCAGGCTCTGCTGGAGAGCTTAAAACCAGACATCACTAAGGTTTTTGAAAAAGGTAATTCTTCAGCAGGAACCAGGGTTAGACAAGCCATGCAAGATCTTAAGAAAATGGCTCAAGATTTAAGAGTTGAAGTTCAAGATGCTAAAAAGAAAGTAAATTAATAAACCTTTAAAACCTAAATTAAATGAGTTACTACTTAGTAAAAGTAAATTTCGAGACTGGTGATGTTAAACAAAACGGAGATCCGGTTTTCAAAAAGATCGAATTCCTTGTATCGGGAGAATCTGTCATAGAGGTGGAAACCAAAGTGGCCAAGTATCTTGATGGTACAGTGGGTGGATTTGAGACCACTAACATCTCAAAAACAAAAATAGAGGCTGTCATCAGCAACGAAGATGTCCAAAACTAAAAGTGCAGAAATTGGATCATATGCACCACCACAATCCCCAATTGCTATCCAACCAGGGGATACCGGATTTAAAACAGTAGGAAAAGCCTACAATAGATTCGTCTGGACTTTCAATGATTGGCATAAAAATAAGAAGAAAATTATAGATCCCGATAAAAACTGGGGTCTTTCTTCTAAACCTATTAGCGATTCTGAATGGAAAAAAAAGAAAAAAGACCTATATCTTTAGGTCTTTTTTTATGATATATACAAGAAAGAAAACTATGCCAGCAGTTACAAAATCACAACAGAGACTAATGGGACTTGCCTACGGTATAAAAACCGGGGATATTCAACCATCTGATCTTAATCCAAAATATAGGGATGAGATCGTTGCTTTGTCTAAAAAGATGACAAAGAAGCAGCTGAAGGATTTTGCTTCTACAAAGCATAAGGGATTGGTTGATGAAAAACAGATCAAAGATTTGCCAATGAGCTTGGAACCAATTCCATCAAAGACCATGCCTATTTTTAAACCCCATGGTCCTGGAAAAATAGTTCCATTTTTAGACCCGGATTCTAAGCAAAGAAGAAAGGGAAAGAAGAATCTTCAAAATTTAAAAGACTACAGAGACTGGTCTTCCAATAGATAATTATGAGCGTAATAGGAGGATATATCAAAAATTTAGGAATGGGCAACAGAAACGTGCAAAGTCACAATTCTGTAGAGGGACTTATTAGATCCACACTTGGATCCCGTTTCATCGAAAATTCGGCACCTAAGCAAATCCCAGCACCTGCACCAGAACCAATACAGGAAAAACGGGAAATCCCTGTTCACCCTTCTATAGATTCTACTTTAGAAAATATAAATGAGGTTCTAAAAGAAACGAAGTCTCAAGACATTTCTGAGAGGATCCCTCAAAAGAAAAAACCACAGGCTCCTCCAATCAAGAAAAAGAAACCTATTAGCGAGACTAGAAAACTTAGTCCTTTCCAGGAAGCTCTTCTTATGGAAAGTGAATCTGAATTTTCTTCAATCCCCGCTAAATCTTCAGTTAATGAAGGACCCAGGGAAACTCCAAGATATGAAGAAAGCGAACCAGTTCGCAATACAACAAGATATGATGAGCCTGAATCTTTAGGCCCAATTATAAGAAGAAAAGAGTATATTTTTCATAGAGATTCTGATGAAACATTTGAATGTAAAGTTAACATCGAAGGGGGAAGTCAGGAAAGCAACAAAGCTAGATTATTTTTAAAGACAGATGTTTGGAACTTAACATTTGATGGTTCTATAAGAAAAGATGGAACTTGTCAAGTTCCATTAAAGAAATTAACTGTGCTTCCAGAAGGAACAACAGGAACAGCTTTTTTAGAAATAATAGTAGATGATGTTGTTTTTATCCCCTGGGAAAGTCCATTCAGAGTCGGTACTTACAAAAGGGTTTCAATTCAATCACCATCTTTAAGCAGAAGATAAGATGTCAGGTAATAATCCAAATTATAACCTCACCGACCAAAAGATCTCATTCACATTTCAGAACGTTTTACAGACTGATGGATTTGGTAATTTTTACAATGGTCTGGGCGATGAGATAACGATTTCCGGCGGAGGTGGAGGTGGCACGGGTCCTACTGGACCAATAGGTCCAACTGGCCCTGCAGGAGGTCCTATAGGTCCTACAGGAGCTACTGGATCAACTGGATCAACTGGATCAACAGGATCAACAGGATCAACAGGTTCTACCGGATCAACTGGATCAACTGGAGCTACAGGAGCTACCGGAACTGCAGGATCAACAGGAGCTACCGGAACTGCAGGATCAAC